AGCAGCTTTTACCAGATGCATCTGAAACCATTGCTCTAGAAGCTGTCAAATCAGAAGAAACAACTGAAGTTGCAGCACCTGTAACAGTGTCTTGTTTGTTGTTGATATTGTTTTGCAAAGTAGTATCTGCCGCTTGACGAGCAGATACTTCTGCATCTATATCATTTTGCAAAGTAGTATCTGCCGCTTGACGAGCAGATACTTCATCATTTATATCATTTTGCAAAGTAGTATCTGCTGCTTGGCGAGCAGATGCTTCTGCTGAATCTGCTGCTTGGCGAGCAGATACTTCATCATTTATATCATTTTGCAAAGTAGTATCTGCTGCTTGACGTGCAGATGCTTCTGCTGCTTCAGCTGCTAGTGCTCTAGCTTCTTCTGCATCTAACCCCGATTGAACAGATGCTATACTATTTGCAACGGTTGTCGCAAAACTCTCATCATCGTTAATTGCAGCAGCAAGTTCATTTAATGTGTTCAATAACTCAGGAGCACCGCCAACTAAGTTAGTTATTGCACCATTTACAAAATCTGTTGATGCTATTAAAACACCGCCAACTTTTGCACCCGCAGAAAGATCCAATGCACCAGCGTCTGAGGAAATTATTGTATCGCCTAAGATAATACTATTTCCACTTAAATAAAGATCCTTAAATCTTTTAGTAGGACTACCTAAGTCATAAGTAACATCAGTTCTTGGAATTATCGATTCAGTCACTGCAGTTTGTATTGCTGCATTTCTATCTAACACCTCTTGAGATATAGCTGCTTGACGAGCTAAAATTTCTGCATCTATGTCAGACTGAAGAGCTGCTTCGGCTGCTAATGCTCTAATTTCTTCTGCATCTATGTCAGATTGGAGAGCTGAATCTGCTGCTTGACGTGCAGATGCTTCTGCTGAATCTGCAGCTTGACGAGCTGATGCTTCTGCTGCATCAGCTGCTTGGCGAGCAGATGCTTCTGCTGCTTCGGCTGCTAGTGCTCTAGCTTCTTCTGCATCTATATCAGATTGGAGAGCTGAATCTGCTGCTTGGCGAGCAGATGCTTCGGCTGAATCTGCTGCTTGACGAGCTGATGCTTCTGCTGCTTCAGCTGCTAGTGCTCTAGCTTCTTCTGCATCTATGTCAGATTGGAGAGCTGAATCTGCAGCTTGGCGAGCAGATGCTTCGGCTGCTTCGGCTGCTAATGCTCTAATTTCTTCTGCATCTATATCAGATTGAAGAGCTGCTTCGGCTGCTAGTGCTCTAGCTTCTTCTGCATCTATATCAGATTGGAGAGCTGAATCTGCTGCTTGACGTGCAGATGCTTCGGCTGCTTCGGCCGCTAGTGCTCTAGCTTCTTCTGCATCTATATCAGATTGGAGAGCTGAATCTGCTGCTTGGCGAGCAGATGCTTCTGCTGAATCTGCAGCTTGGCGAGCAGATGCTTCATCATTTATATCAGACTGAAGAGCAGAAACTGCTGCTTGGCGAGCAGATGCTTCTGCTGAATCTGCTGCTTGGCGAGCAGATGCTTCTGCTGCTTCGGCTGCTAATGCTCTAATTTCTTCTGCATCTATGTCAGATTGGAGAGCTGAATCTGCTGCTTGGCGAGCAGATGCTTCGGCTGCTTCGGCCGCTAGTGCTCTAGCTTCTTCTGCATCTATGTCAGATTGGAGAGCTGAATCTGCAGCTTGGCGAGCAGATGCTTCGGCTGCTTCGGCCGCTAGTGCTCTAGCTTCTTCTGCATCTATGTCAGATTGGAGAGCTGAATCTGCTGCTTGGCGAGCAGATGCTTCAGCATTTAATTGAGCTTGTAGCGGTGAAACAACACCAGATAAATGATTCAATTCATCAACAGACACTAATGAAGAATCTATTTTTCCAGAAATATCAGAAACAACAACCTTTAATGAATCTAAATCACTATCAACAACAGAAGAAGCCGCACCTGTTATTACAGCATTGCTTCCTGCTGCGCCCTGGGCACCTTGAATACCTTGTGGACCTTGGATTCCTGGAACGCCTTGAAGACCTTGTGGGCCCATTGGACCCTGTGGACCTTCGATTCCCACTGCTCCATCTAAGTTGATACTCCAACTAGAATATGTACCGCTTCCAGACGAATCTGTTCTTTCTAAAACTAATTCTCCAGTTATTTTATTATAACTAACTACTTTTGCATGTTGATGATTATTTAGATCATAGGCTAAAATTACAGTTTGAGCTATGGAATAATCTAAACCTAAATCATCGGTCATTACAGAAAACTGACCACTTGCTTGTATTGTAAATTCAGAAACTGATGTAGTATGGTATCTATCTCCAGCAGACCCAACCGGACCTTGCGAACCCTGTGGACCCTGTGGACCCATTTCGCCTTGTGGACCTTGTGGACCCATTTCGCCTTGTGGACCTTGTGGACCAATTTCACCAACTGCACCAGTTGCCCCTGGCAAACCGTCTACTCCAGCTGGACCTTGTGGACCAATTTCACCTTGATCGCCTTTGTCGCCCTTAAGACCCTGAGCACCTTGTACGCCTTGCGGACCTTGTGGACCCATTTCGCCTTGTACGCCTTGCGGACCTTGTGGGCCCATTTCACCTTGGGCTCCATCTTGGCCGTTGGAGCCATTTACTCCGGCAGGACCTTGCAGACCTATTTCACCCTGCGGACCTTGTGGACCCTGTGGGCCCATTTCACCTTGGGCTCCATCTTGGCCGTTGGAGCCATTTACTCCGGCAGGACCTTGCAGACCTATTTCACCCTGCGGACCTTGTGGACCCTGTGGGCCTTGTGGGCCCATTTCGCCTTGTGGACCCTGTGGACCAGCTTCTCCTTGAGCTCCAACTAATACATCTATTTTTGATTTTGAATTAGAGTTGAGTGGATAAATAGCAAATTTATCAGGAAGACCTTGAACACCTGGTGCGGGAACGATGTTTAATCGTTTGTTAGCTGTCTGTCTAATAACAGCTCCGTCTAAACCTAATGCTGCATTTAAATCTGGAGCAGATACGTTGTCATCATCTAACGAAACAGTACAAGAAACTTGTGCAAAAGTTTTGCTAGAAATATTAGTAATTTTATATTGAGTAACAGTTCCAAGTGTGTCGCCTGATGTATCTAGTAAAAGAATATCATTAACAGCAACATCCAACCCACTAAAAACACCTTCTAAATCTAAAACAGAAAAACTAACATTCCAAGAAATATTACCAACACCGACAGGAGCAACTGAATTTAATGTTATCTTGGCGTTTAAAATAGGTTGTGACATTGTGTTTTTTCCTTAATTAAAAATGTACTTTAAAAAATGCGCCTGAACCAGAAGCCAAACTACTCTTACTTACAGTAACAACACCAGCATTGTTTGCTACGGCTATGCTATTAGATAGCTGTATAACACCAACTGCATTAAAATGCTGCATTATAGGAAACTTTGTAAGAAGAAGGTCGGTTTGAGCATGTGGCTCTGGATAAACTAAACTAAAACTAGCAGATGCATTAATGCCTGCGTCGTATGAGATAGTTACATCATGCAACACAAGAGAACTTGCAACGTTGCTTATTGTAAGCGTATTGCCACCTGATAAAACCATTGATACGCTATTTACATCTGATTGAGATCCAAAAGCAGAGATTCTAACTCTTGCGCCGGATGATAATTCTATAAATTTAGATACCGGAGCTCCACCAGCGGCACCAGCAGGACCTTGTGGACCAGCAGCACCAGCAGCACCAGCAGGACCTTGTGGACCAGCAGCACCAGCAGGACCTTGTGGACCAGCAGCACCAGCAGGACCTTGTGGACCAACGGCACCAGCAGGACCTTGTGGACCAGCAACGCCTCCGCCTCCGCCCGAGTCGATTGCATCTGCAATTTCACGAGCGACTGATCTATTTGCCAAACCTACTTCAAGTACTTTACGAGCTTTACTAGAAAGAGCCATTATTGTTACCTTTCTGTTCACGTTTAAACGTGTAAGTATTACACATAAAATATATCACAATTGTTAGGTTAAATAACCTAACTCATTTTTAAAATCATCATTCTTTTCAATAGAAAATAAATATTCAGAAATTTGTGTATATATAAAATTTAAACATTTATTTAATGATTTTGTTTCAAACACTGGAGATTTGAATTCATTTTGATTAATTTTAAAAATTATAAATTTAATATACTAGTCTTTCTTTTCTTCAACAAGAACAACAGAACCTTCATGCCCCTGTGAACATTGACTAGTTTCTTTATACATATTACGATCTTGTTCTGTTAATTCATCTTTTTCAACATGATCCAGAAGTTCATCTTTTAAGTGGCCAACAATCATTATGGCACCAAGGTAGGAGTAGAAGGCAATTGAACAATCCCAAGAGTATTTTGCAATTTTATATTTCTTGGCTGCAAACCATTAATATGATTAAAAGAAATAACATCATAAATCATTGTTCCGGTACCTCTTACGCAGTATCCTGTGCCACTTGCCACATCAAACATAGTAAGAGTAGAAGCGACAAACGCACCATTTGTAGCAACAGAAACTCCGCTTCCGTTTGCGGTTAGGTTACGAACAAGGGATGAACTAATTGCACATGTCGCTCCCGCCGCAACCTGAATGATTTCAGTAGCAGAATTGGTTTCAATACCCGAAAATGCAACTTGCGCAAGGCCACCGTTTACAACCAATGCTTTTGATGCTCCATAAAGGTCAGAATTAGTAATTCTTAAGAATCTTACATTCGTTGTAACCAACGTTCCGTCTGCTCCGCCGGAATTAATAGTACATCCGTCCATTCTGACACTTGTGGCAGATGTATCTGTATTTGTTAGACTTACCAAGCTCGATGTCCCAGATCCTCTGTACACGTAGCAACCACTTAAATTAAGGCGCACTGGAGCTGTACCGCCAAGTGAAATGCCGCTGGCTGCAGAACTGGCACTAATGAGTATATTTGAAATAAACACTTGGTTGTCTACAGCTGAGCCACTTGTTGGAGCAAAGCTAAGCTTGCCAACAACAATACCGATGTTTCTTGGCACACCCAATCCAATAATATCAACGCGCCCCTTGAGCGTTGCGTCTCCCCAAACGCCTTCGCCAAGTAAGATAACTTGTCCCGGAGATGCCGCGTCAATAGCTGCTTGCAAGGTTGGGTATTCGCCTCCGGCTAGGCACCAAATTGCAGAGCCTTTTTTCATATATTGCGCAGCGTAATCTTTAACGGCAGATACAGACGGAGCTGCATCTGATTGCAAACCAGACATATTATTAATAACTGCGGCGCTTTTTGCTCGCGTTTCAGTAAAGTAAAGATTTTGCGAACCTTCAGAAACTTGGTCAGAACCTAAGCTAACCGCTCCGACCAGACCATTTACTGACGAAACGGTGGCGCCTTGCAACCCACCGTAACTAAGCGAACTCCATGCGGTTGTCCCATTACCAATCTTAAACTGTTGTGTATCTGTTTCTACGCCCATTTCACCTTGAGCCAAAACGGGATTTGCTGCAGTCCATTGTGCAGCGGTTCCGCGTCGAAGTTGAATTTGAATAGCCATTAGGGTGTTCCTCCTGATATGCTTTGTGCTGAAACATAATTACTACTTGGCGTTCCGCCATCGATATTCTCAAGCCGTTCAATATTTAGGGTATATTGTAAAGAGTTCCAAGCGTCAACACCATTTCCGATTTTGACTTGACCTGTATCAATTTCAATCGCAGGTTCGCCAATAGATAATACTGGGTTGACACTTTGCCAATTTGCCGCAGTATCTCGTCGAAGTTGAATTTTAACTGCCATTATGCACCTCCTCCGCTAAAAACGCCATTTCCACCATAAAGGGTATGTGCTTCGCCGCCATCTAGTTCGCCGATTTGGTCTATAACCACATTTCCGGTTTGTCCATTTACACTTGTAACACTTTCACTATTATCAAGTTTTTGCCATTCAGTTCCGGAAAAAATAACCCAATCTCCGGGTTGCCAATCGGTTATTCCATTTAATGGTGCTGCACCAGCAACAGATACAATATAATAATCACCTTTGTCGCCAACGGAACTAGTCAAAGAAGGATAATTTGAGTTTGCGTTCCATGTTCCTTTGTATTCAAGGACACCTAATTGACTTGTTGCATATTTTTTAGCAAAACTCACACTATCTCCTTTAAAAAACAAGTATTTTATAAAAAATATACACAAGTTATCTATAAAAATGACTTGTGTATATTATATCATATAGAAATATTAGTATTTATTAAACATTCATATAACGAACGTATAAAACATCACCAGCTTCTAATTTTTCTTCACTAGGTTCAATTAAATTTCCCACAAATGTAATACGAGTTTTTTTAGCTCCAACTGGACCAACAACAGAAACAGTAAAATCTTCTCCCACTCCTTCATGTATCATTAGACGACCAACAGATGCCACGATTGAATTTTCCATAGCTTCTAATGAAAGCTCAACGTATCCATTTGTGATATCTTGAGCTACTAATGTAAATTTTTGTTTACGAAAAAGACGAGCTTCTAAAACATCCAAGCGGCCATCTAATGCTGTCTCTGCGCCTGACGCTCTAGCTTCTTCTGCATCTATGTCAGATTGGAGAGCTGCTTCGGCTGCTAGTGCTCTAGCTTCTTCTGCATCTATATCAGATTGGAGAGCTGAATCTGCAGCTTGGCGAGCAGATGCTTCGGCTGCTTCGGCCGCTAGTGCTCTAGCTTCTTCTGCTTTTATTGCAGCATCTAATTTATTATCAGCATCTTTTAATGAAACAGCTGCTGCAATATAATTTGCTGAACCATTTGCATAATAGGAACCGTTTGAATTTAATCCAGCACCAGATTGAGTTGCATCTAACTCATCGCGAACAGCACCGACACTATTGATAAGGCCAGTTGCTGCATCTCCATCTGACATGTAGGTAGAAAGATTTGCAAAGGTAGATACAACGGTAGAAGAAACACCAACAACATCATCTACATATGCTTTTGCATCTTTTAAAGCTTTTAAAATAGATCCAGCTTGAGTATCTGGTCCTTCTATAATATCTAATCTTGTGTCTAGTGCATCATCGCCAGCTATGCGATCTTGTACTTCTTGAAGAAGAGCTGCCTCTAAAGCAATAGGTTGACCAAGTACTTCTACTTTTCCAGAAGCCTCATCAAGTTCAATTAAACGAACTTCAGTATTGTCTGCTTTTCGCAAGCGGACAGCTTGACCTGATTTTAATTTAAGTTTATCACCATCAATTGCTTCATCTTGAATAAATTTACTTTTAATTTGCAAAGCCATCGTATCTCTCCTTTTGGATCAAGATACGATAATTGTATCATGACTTCAGGCTTAGATTATTTTAATCTAGTTAAATAATGAATTCTTAAATACTCACCGCCTTCTACAAAGCCATTTTGAATATCTGTTGCTTGTTGAAGAAAGTTAAATTTAACCTTATCATTCGGTCCATTTATTAATTGAAAATCAAAATTCTCAAACAAACCTACTCTATCTACAAAAGCAATTACAGAATTAGGAATTATGTCGGATACCTTTGACGCTGATAATTCAATTCCGTTTTGAATCACACTTTGAGTGACAATGAACTCATCTCTGTATGCTTTTATAGAATCATATACAGCTGCTGTTTCATTTTGAACAATTATTATTTCACTATTTAAAGATTCAACTGCTTCTTGTAAATTATTAAAATTTACATTAGAGTTTATTTTATCGAAAGGAATTGATCTTGCTGTTGGCGATACTCTAATCATCAACCAATCTCCTGAACTATTATAGAATTTCCTGGTTCTTCTGAAATAGCGTACACAGCCATGTTACCTATTGGCATATCCATGCACTGGTCCACAAAAAGAGGTCTTCCCGTTGTCGAAGTTACTCCACTGGGGCCTATGTATATAATATTAGGACCATAATTATGAACACTGACCATCTTGCGACTGCTTAATCTAGATATTCCTGTTTTAATTTCAATTTGAGAAGTTCCTACTATTATATTTGCACTTAAATAAGTTTGCTCTAATACAGAGACTGTGTTAATGCTTCCATCTTGGTCGATATGAAGAAAAGTCGATCCATTTCCTATTTTTATACTATCTATTGTATGGTTTATGTTTCTTATATCTAAATTCTCAGATTCGACTTTCCATGGGACAACTACCCCTGGAGAAGACTCACCCTGAAAAGACTGAACTGAATCTGAATTTTTATTTAAAGAAACAGCAATTTCTACATCTGTTAGATCCACAGGTAGAGGATTTGATTGACTTACATAAAAACCATTTACTTTTAATCCATCAACATCAACAGAACCGTATACAGGAAGAGGATTTGAATCACTTACTGATTGGTTGTTGGCTTCTATTCTAACATTAGAAGTTGTTTGAATAGATTGAACTGTTATGTTTGCGTCTATAGGTAAGGGATTGGAATGACTAACTGGTTCACCATCAATTAAAACGGTTGTTTTAACAGATTGACTAATTTCATCAAGCGTAGCTTGACTTATATGTGTTAAAGAACTAGATTTTGTAGCATTTCCGGCCATCTTTTAGCCTCCTTAAAAGATGAAAACTCTCGCATTTATGTTAAAGTTTTATAAAAAATATGCAAATAAAACCGATACAATATTTAAGGTAATACAAATTTTTAATATAAATTTTAATCTTTTTTGTCTAACATTCTCCTCTTCTTCTTTTCTACCTTGATTTGTTTTAAAATTTTTAAATTCAACAATAAGATGATTTAATAAAATGGCTAATTGAGTATTGTTGTTGTTATTTTCTTCTTTTATTTTTTCAAGACTATCTAATAAAAAATTATTTTTATTGTTTTTATTTTGCTCATCAATCTTTGAATTTATAATGCTTATTTCATTTAGTGTTTTTACTAAATTTATTTCCAAAAATTTAAAATAATTAATATATTCTTGTTTTGCTGCATTGTTAAGATTTATATAGTTTAGTTCGAGTTCGTTTACATGTTGCAATGTTTGTTTTATAAGTTCTTTTAATTCGTTATTATTTAAGGCAAAAAGCTCCAATGATTCTAGAATTGATTTTATTTTAAAATCTGTTTTTTCTAGAACGTTTGTTTTTTTATCAATGTTGTTTAAATTTTCTTGTAAACTATTTAAATCTTGAGATTTTAATAATGATTTAAAATCAACATCATAAGAATAATCGGTTTTCTCTGAAGAAAAGAGAAGGGTTTCTATATCTTTAATTTTATTAAATAATGTTTCAAATTGATTTTCTTTTTTAAAACTTGATTCTTTAAGAGAAGAATCATCTTTGCCTATTAAAATCTTTCCCATTTAAAAACATCTCCAATGATCAACATAATTATACTCATTTTGATAAAATATTAAATATTGTATACACGAAAGACACTAGAGTGGCAATTGTTCCTATTGCCCAGCCTATTTTTTTCCATATTTTATTTATTGTATTTTTTTCTATCTGACTTATCTCTAATGGACTTAATCTTTTATCAATATTGATGGATATGTTTTTTAATTCTTCTATGGCAACTTCATTTGTCTTTGTTCTTGCCATATGTTCTATTAAACTATCTGTGTTCTGTTGAAGAGCCTTGGCAATCATGCTTAGATTTTCTTGCATGTGTTTTTGTGTTACAACTTGTTCACGAAAATCAGCAACATGAGAAGCAATATCTAATTTAATATCATTAACTTTTTCATTTATTTGAGACGTGGTATATCTTACGTCTGACATTTCTTTTTTAAGATCATCTATTTTGTCATCGTTCATAAAACAAACCTTTATTAATATTATTAATTATAATATCATATATTATTTTTAGGTTTTTTCTTTTTTTTAAGTTTTAGAACACCTAAATCAATTGATTTATTTTTTCTTTTTCTACTAGCTTTTTCTTTTCTTTTAACACTAGCAGAATCGCTTATAATTTGTTTCAAACCAAGTTCAGATAAAGTCTCGATACCCTCTCCTGCTTTGATTCTTTCCACAACCTGAGCATGGTGCTCTGGCTTGACGCCAGAAAAATCGTATGAAGTTACTTTTTTCTTGCTTTGTTCAATGTCTTCTTGAGATTTTCTTTTTGCTTGTTCATTAGCAGTTCCTCAAAGGCCTGTGAACGGATGAACAGCTTGATTAGCACCCACTCCTTCTTGAACCTCACCAAGTCTTTTAGCTTTTCTTTGAATATTTGCTGTAGTATCAAATATATTTTCACCAAAAGGTTTTATATTATTGCTCTTATCAAGAGACCATTGGCCATTTTTTTCTATTTTTAACACTTCTTGCTTTGACACAGGTTCGCAAGAGCCCTTTTCATACGGCTTTTTACCGGCAACGGGTCTGTATCCTTCCCAGCATCTTTTTTCTAATTCTTCTTTAGTTAGTTTACTTAATTGATAATGATTAGGAGAATTTTTTAATTCTTCATAGTGGGGAAAGTATGCTTCTTTTACAGATCCATCATGCATTTCATATGTTCTTGTTTGCACTCCATTCTTCACCCCTCTATCTAAGATTTTTTTAATGCTAGAACCATTGATAAAGGTTTTTCCATCTGTAGACAAGTGTGTTTTTTTATCATCAGAGTTTTTCTCTTCTTTATTTAACATTTCTTTAAGTTCTTTTAGCTGACGTTCTGCTTCTTTTTTTTGTTCAGTATCGGTGCCGTGGCGAAGAACTTGAACAAGTTTCTTGTGCTCGTCTATTAGTTCTGGTTTTGATTTATAAAGTTCTATTAATTCTTTATTCATTTTCTTTAAATCCTTTAGCTAGAATAGATGCGACGACAAGTGTTTCTATTTCATGTGGAACATCATTGTCAAATTCTATTATTAAATTGTCTTGATCTTCATAGAATTTTATTGTATCATCTGCTCCAATTGATTTCTTAAGCCAATTAGAACAAGATCCACAATGCCATACGCGGAGTGCTTTGTTTCCTTTTGACTGCCTATCTTTGTATGCTTTAGGAAACTTGCGCTTCATCCCACAGTGGCGAGCACAAAAACTTCTACGTCGAGCAGATGTTTTGTTAGATAGTTTGCTTACTCCACCTTTTCTCTTAACTTCATCGTGTGTTTCTATGCCGGCATGTATTCCGTGTTTTTTAGCTTCTTTTCTAGAAAGACCACCTTTAGGGTGATTTTTTTGAGATTTTTCAAATCTTTCATTGTTTAAAAATTGATAACTTTTTTGTAAATGAATTAATAAAGATTTCATATATTTAGTAGCACCTTCTTTGTCTCCTTGATCTACTGCATGCTTGGCTAAAGATTTGTATTTTTTAGCAAATTCTAAACTATGCTCAAGATCTGATTTTTGTAATCCTCTGCGTTTTAATTCATTTCTAGCTCGTCTTGCAATATTATTATTGTGTGATTCAGATAAATGCTGAATATCACTTAAGTTTCCTTCTGGAGAAAGAATTTTGTCGTATTTTTCTTGACGGCGTAATTTTAGCTCTTCTGTTGCTTCATGAGCAGGGTCTGGGTTATTTTCTCCATCATTAATCATAGCAATAATTTTTTGAATAGGTGTATTTACAAGTGGTCTTACTTTTTGTTGTATTTCTAGCGGTAAATTTTTGAATTGTGGGTTTGTTGCTACGCTTTTGCGAACATAAGGGTCTTCTGCTAGTTTGTGGAGAGTATCTGGATGTGTATTTGGGTGTAGTGCTACGTTTTCGCGTAACTCGTATCCAGGGTCTTCTGCTAGTTTGTGAAGAGTATCTGGATGTGTATTTGGGTTTGTTGATACGCTCCAGAGAACACCGTAGTCAGAGTCTTCTGCTAGTTTGTGGAGAGTATCTGGATGTGTATTTGGGTTATGTGATACGCTCCAGACAACATCTTGGTCAGAGTCTTCTGCTAGTTTGTGAAGAATGTCTGGGTGTGTGTGTGGGTTTGTTGCTGCGCTCCAGAGAACACGTCTACGCTGGTCCGTATTTTCACTAATTTTTGCTAAATATTTTTGTTGAGCAGCTAAATCACTTGTACTAAAAATACTTTTAATTTCAGGAGTATGATTATAGTCTCCTTGAAACCCTTCTGGCAAATTTTCTTTATAAACTTTTTGAATTAAAGATGGCTTATATTCTAATAATTTATTCTTAAATCCTTCACTTAAATCAGAAATTTCAAAGTTGCTTTCTGGAGCATACCCTCCTCCAACAAACCCTTTAATTTTATCGGACGCCAACAACTTAGCAATATGTCCGTGATGTTTTGCTGATGGCTTCCAATTATGTTTTCCTTTCATTTCACCAAGATAGCCGCCTTCGTGCGATATGGATATTAAAGGTTCAACCATTCCATTACCGTGGTCACGTCTAATAGACCACAACTCCCCGCCTTTATGTGGAGTAGCACAATGGCCCATAGCTGTGGCTTCGTTTTTATTTTTACGGTCTGCATTTAACGGAAGTCTATAAACACCAACTCCATCGCCAAAATCTAATAACTTTTCTCCTTCCGTCGAAACTAACGTAGGAGCTTCTTTTGCATGTCTTTTTTGATAAGCAGATTCCGCTTCTTTCAATAGCTCAATTCCACTAGAAAAATCATGCTGACTTGTTATCGAACCGGCAGCCTTTTGAACTTCTGGCATATGCAGTGAATCATTAAAGTGCTTAATGTGAGTTTTTTCTTCGTCGTTAAGACCCTCTGGCTTAGTTTTTGCATGACGCATAGCTAACTCAGCCAAATTTCTGTGTTTTATATTTTCATCAACCCATTGAGCTGTTTCTCGAGCTTTAGGGTGGTTACCCATGAAATTCAAAAAATGAGGAAACTTCTCGCCCTTTTGTAGCGGTTCTATGTACTCAGAATACAAAGGTAATTTTTCAGTAGATAAATATTTTTTCACAGATCCTCCAAACATATATAAATCTTTATTTTCTTTTGATTTTATTGAAGAACCATATTTACTAAACATCTTATGTCCGGCTTCGGATATATTTCCTCTACTATCGGACGCAAGTGGACCATGTTTTTCAACAAGTGAATTGATTATGTGCTCAGAGTATCCTTTGCCATGATGTTCTGGTTTTATTCTTATATCTTTTAAAGAAGCACCTTCTTTGCCTTGAGAGTGTATTGATCTTGGGTCTTTATCAAAGACAATTGCACGACCAATTTCATCACCATTTTTGTGAACCGAATAGTGGTACTCAGTTGGAGAAGTAGAAGAACCTTCAAAATGATTTTTTAAAGTTAAATTAATATTATTTTCTGATTTATTTACTTTAATATTAATTTCAGATTTATCTTTGATGTAGCTACCGCCACCACTTATGAAACGATCATACAAACGTCTTGCTTCATTTGGATTTGATGTTCTTAGATTATTAATATGCTGAGCTATTTTTTTACGATCAGGATGGCCTTCTGGAATAAGACCAAGATGACGGGTCGATAATACGTCGATTGTCTCCTCATCCTTCTGAAACACAAATCACTCCTCAGTTGTGCTAGGTTTTTTTCTTCTGATTACTATTTTTGGTTTAGTATTTGGTTGTTGAATGCTTTTTGCTTTATCAGTTGACTCTTTTTTAGGTTTCTTACCTTGCATTTTTTCATCTACTCTTTCATCAAATAGATTCCAACCTTGAACTCCACCATGCATAAATCTATTTGCTTTACCGGGTTTGACTCTAGGTCTTATAAAGTTACCAGCAGCATCTTTATTGGCTTGCAATCTTCTTATTTCTTTTTCCATATCATCATTCATATTTTTTTTCATTTCTTCGGTCTTTTTAACATCTTTAAGACCGTCGATATAATGAGCAACATCTGACAATGCTTTTGCTGCCTCTGTGATTTTAGCATTTACCCAATCAGGCTCATTGCCCGATCTATCTATGTTTGAATTCAATTCTTTAACATGGTGAACAATCTGCTTAAGTTGAGACATTAGCATCTCGTTGTTGTCGTTGTCTCCAGAGGAGTCTTTTGCTTTTGTTAAAGACCATTGACCATTTTTTGATTTTATCAACTTTTCCATTATCAAGCTCCCTTTTTATCAATCAAGTTAGGTGTGTCATGTGGATTTACATCGTCTAATCCTACAAATCTATTTTCAGTGTACGGAGCATTGTCGCCGCGCATTGATGTGACGAAGTCGTTTAACTGTTCACTAGCATGATTTTTAAGATGGTAAGAAATATTTGCAACAGATCCATCTGGTTTGACTTCATGTACAATGTGAAGGTATCTTGATATTTTGTCTGCAAGATCCTTACTGCCGGATATTCTTTTATAAAGGTCATCCATTTGTTTTTTATCGTTAAGTGGTAAATTTTTCATTATTGATTTTTGAGCTTCTTTAAACTTTTCATGCTTGACTCTTTCAACTTCAGCAGCGTGGCTATCTGCAAGTTCTTTATTTTTTGCTTGCTGCTTTTCTTGTTGTTCTTTTCTTTGCATTATGTTTTCTGTAGATAGGTTGTGTTGTTGTTTAATTTTTTCTCTATCTTCGGGAGACATTCTATCTATGTCTCCAAAATCTCTTTCTATACGCACTTTATAATCTACATTGTCAAATCTTACATCAGACTCGCCTCTTTTTATAGCTCTTGGATCAAAGACTGGTTTTTTTGATTTTTTTTGATTCGCCATGTGGATAACATTGTCACGACGCTTATTTTCTGCCTCCAGAGTATCTATTTGATCAGTGTTTAATTTATCATTTTGCATCATGTTTTGAAAATGACTATGCCACTCATCTTGATTTAATCTATGAAGAGGATCTGATGCGTTGGGATGAAATAAATGAATATGAGGATTGAAATCCTTTGCTTCTTTAGGGATGTTGTAAATGCTTTCTGAGGTGTTTGCTTTGACATCTCCCTGACCTTGTTCGGCCATTCTAGACACCTTTTCAGCTATTCTATTTTTAACTTCATCGGCCACCTTTATCAATGACCATTGACCATTTTTTGATTTAATTAACCTCTCCACAAGACACCTTTTTATACTATATGATTATACAGCAATATCATAGTTGTGATTGTTTATTTTTTAGGTGCTCTAATTTTGTTTTTAATTCTTCTTCCAAATGCTTTAATCTCATTTCTTTTTCTTTTTTAGCATGCTCGCGCTCTAGATCTAGCATTCTTTTTTTATGATCCAACTCTATATCGTGGTTTGCTTTTTGATGATCAATTGTAACATCATGAAGATCATCTTTATGACTAAGTTTTTGATGCTGTTCTATATTTTTAAGTTCCTCTGGCGAAGGTTGAGATGGAACATGGCCATGAACTATATGAGCTATTTCCTGATCGGAATATCCTTCCTGCTGAAGCATTTCAATTAATTTTTGTTCATCGTATTCAGGATCTTGGCTGTCTGATCCTTGCTCTTCTTGAGGCTGCTCTTCTTGAGGTTTGTCTTCTTGAGGCTTGTCTTCTTGAGATTCTTGTTCTTGCTGCGCTGGCACTTGCTCTTTGGCATCTTGCTCGGGCGTCTTATTCATATCAACAACCGCTTGTCGACTTATCATTGGCAAAAACGAGTCTTCGTGATTTAATGCAGCTTTTATAAGTTCCCATCTTTCTAAAATTGTTTTAGAAAGATCTTTTTTAGGTTTGATCAGCGGTTCTTTACCTGGGTATCTAGAAATAGAACCATCTGGATTTTTTATCTCAACTTTATTTATTTTCTTAGACTTTTTTTTAACAGTCATTTTACACCTTTAAATAAAATCAATCAAAGTACGTTTTAAATAATATGTCTTAGCTGCTTCTTTTTCTTCTTGTATTTGTTGACGAAGTTCCTGTATTCTTGCTTGTAAGAAATTAGGCCCAAGTGTACCGACGCCTTGGCTAACGCCGTCTATGCCTATGCTTACTGAATTATACGGAAATATGAGTGGTGCAATTGTCGTAAGTGCAAACAATGCTGCTTGTTTTTCTACTATTCCAACTATAACAGCAGGCACCTTATCTTTATCAAAGCCTGCTCTGTATCTAACTCTAACGGCTCCTGGAAAAACATCTAATCCAGCTGCTATTAAAGCATGCATCTGCGCACCAGCAAAGGCAGATAATAAAAAACCAGAAACAGATGTCCCATACGCTGGAACAAGTCTTATTCCACCTTCTTGAGCATCCACATAAACATGTTCTAATGGAAATTCTATAAAAGCTGGTTGTGGATCTTGTTGGTTGCTAAAACTAAGTCTAACTTGTTGAACATTTAAAATTGGAGCATTATTTAATTTTAAAAAAGCATAAGAATTTTGAAACAACTTACGAATATAATCATGTCGCTCTTCAAATTGAACAGGTGTTATGAATATGTTTAACTCGTGCTCTAATTGAGATATTGATTTTAAAATATAATCTTCTAAAGTAGCATCACTCATTTCTTGATTTGTCAAAGAAGATCTTAACGGTATTCCAAATAGACTAGTGTTTCTTAAAGTCTGAGCAGTTGGAAGCGATAGATATCGCCCTGGATGAGGTGTTTCTTGATTCAGCTCAGCATGAGGAAACGGCGGATTGTATTGAGAATCTGTAATTGACATTTATTACTCCGGCTTCTTAGATGCTGCTTTTGCAGCATCTATTCTTTCCATGCGATCAACTTGATCTGGTTTTGCCATGCGTCTTATTATTAACTTTGGTTTTTGAGGCTCTGTTGAAGAAGGTTCCTTTACCTGTGAAGGTAAGGCGGGTGGTTGATCTGACGATGTTTGTGTTTTTTCTCCAAGTTTAGCTTTTGCTTTATCTATTTTTGCTTGGAGGATATTTTTAGCTTCTGGAGATAGTCTTGTTGCAAATTCTTGCTCTGGATTTCTAATAACTGAAACTCCACCGACCCCCTCTCCTTCTTCTCCAACAGTTCCGCCTAGATGTTCTGCTACCTCTCTACCTATGCCTTGTCCTTTAATACCAATAGTTTGAGTTGATGCGTTTTCTTTTTTAGCTTGATTAATTCTAGCTAAATTCACATCTGCAGATGCTATGTTTTTATTTTTAAGATGATCGGATACTATTCCACTTATCGTGCTCCAAGCATGTGCTATAAAACTTTTTTTATTACCGGTTTTTAAAGATAGTTTATTAGGATCATAAGTATGAATTGACTTCATCAAACCATGAACAGCTGGTTCATAAAGATCAAGAAATAACTCATCTGGACTCAAATGAGACATATCTTGCGGTATCAGTCCCTTATTTTTCATTTTTCTTATAACACCAATCATTAATGGCATATAATTACTTACTAAATATTTATGTATAGTATTATCGTCCATAATCATCTTCCTCGAGATTTTTTATATCTTCCATGTCTTCGTCGCTTAAATCTTCATCTACACTATGATCTGGCGTGTCTCTTTTAACCTTATCAGAAAAAGAAGAATCAGAAACTCCTTCTCCGCCTCTTAATATGTTTTCACGTTGCTCAATTAATTTTTTAGCTCGTTCTGTGTTTGCATGATCTGCCAATTCACTATGCAGTCCAGCTGCTTTTGCGGCTGATTGTTTTTGATTTTCTAAGTTTTGTTTTTGCCAATCAGCTTTCCATTGCATGATTCTGCCAGGTCTATCAGATTGTGATAAATTTTTAAATTCATCAGATTCTTTAAAATTCTTTAAATCATCTTGAAAATTACCATTAAATCCCTTGTGAACACTTTGAGCATTGTGTTGTAAAAATAAATCTGGATTTTGAGCCGGATCTGCAGTTTCTCTTCTTTTTTGCTCATGTTCTTCAAATTTTTGTTTAGCTACTCTTTTAGCATGTTCAAGCATTCCTTCAGATAGAGGGGTTGGTCTGAAGTACCTACCTCTAGAATACTCATTAGAAGTATGAGCACCAGACATAAAAGAAGCTTCACGTGGATTTAATCCATGAATAAGCATTAATGCGCTTGTGTCTGGGTGGGTCTTGGGGTCAAAACCAGATGGTGGTTTCCATCCTCCTGATCCAGATTTTTCATCTTTTTCTAAAATAAAAAAAACATCTAGTTCTTGCTTTATTTTTTTTAAAGAACTTTCTACATAATTTAATTCTTCTGCTGATTTTACTATTTTAAATTCAGAACGTCTTTGTTTTGCTTGTTTTATTGATTCTAATTTTTGTTTTTGTTCTGGTGTTAATAATTTATCTTTATCTCTCTCCCACATTGGTTTTAACACATCATGAACCTCTTGTGGAATTACGACTTTTCTGCCTTGTTTATCTAATGCTCTTTCAATTAAAACATTTTTATCTTTTGGTTCGTCATCTTTAGCCATTTGTTGATATATGTGCATGACCAAAGGCCAGCGTATTTCGCCGTGTTGTTCTTCGACAATCTTTTTTGCTTTTTTCCATTTTTTATGATCTGCTTTTGTTTTTATAACTCCAACAGGCATGTTTGTCTCCGTTATTTTTCTTCATCTAGATTTGAATTATCAAGACCTAGACCAGCAAGAAGATCGGACACATTCTCATTGTGTTTCTGTTCTTCTGATGATGCAATGCTATCAAGCGAAGCTGGTGTATTTCTGTCTTGTGGTTTTTGTAATGGATTTTCAACTGGTTTATGCACAGTCGAGCCTCTGACTGCTCCATGCTCAGGGGATATAAATTCCCCTAATTTTGCTAAAAGATTTTTTCCCCAAACTGAATCATGAAATTTTGATAATCTGTCTTGATATGATGAAGCTTTTTCGGGAGTATGTGTAGAGGCAGATTCGTCAAAAACACTCATTATTGGATGCATGTCAAATGAATGGGGTGTAAAATGACCATGAGAAACATCTATGTCGTCATCAATAGGTATGTGTTTTCCATTTATCTTAACATGCTCCATTGGAAATGCATCATTATGAAAACGATGCTCAACGGTTCCGTCTGGATTTGTCATTGTCTCATGAGGTTTAGAAAAAATCTCATTAGATCTAGATGCATGAGGAGGATTCTGAAGCCAGGAAAAGTCTTTTCCGCCTTTCATTTTTTTATGACATCTCCAGCCGGTCAAATCTACTCCACTTGTCTTATGGGGATCGCTAAAAAGATCTGATCTGGTAGCTTGCCATGGTTGTAAGTCTATTGTATCAAATTTCATTTTACTGGGATCTATTCTCTCTATTTTATGAGCAAGATGTCCTAGTTTAATGAATTCTTTTGCATGTGTGTTTGCAAGATCTTGATTGCCTGCTTGTAGAGCTGCCTTATAATGAGAGGCATGATGACCCATTGCATCTCTTATAAAATGAGCCTCTGCATGGTCTGTATCTGGATCCATTTGAGAAACAAAATTAGATAAACTAATATTTTCTTTTGCTGACTGACGAGCATGTCTAGCCATCTTTTCCAATGTCTCTATGACATGATCAATTAAGATAGAGTCTGTTGTATTTAATAATGTTTTTTTTAATTCTTGATTTACTATTTTTTTATTTAATAAATCACGAAAAGATTCTAAAAACATAATATTACCTTTCGCGATCTATTTCAATACCAATCTGAATTTGACAAGCACCCGTTACCGCAAGTGTAACGGTGTCTTTGCCATCTGGTAATCCTCTGCCGGAGTTAAATAACATGAGTTCAGAAACTTTTAATGTTGCAGCTAGTTCGCCATCAAAGTATACTTTTAAACCAGCTATTTCTGGATGTATTCTTATAGCACAGTATTTTGGAACCTCAAACTGGAGAAGAGAAATTGTTTCATTTTTTATTTCTCGCCAAACCAAACCAACGTCTGAGGTTCTAGAAGAGCCGGCAGGTAAGTTTATGGGACGTGACATACTTTAAATCTCCTAGGCACTTGCTTGGGTAATATTATTGTACCACATGTCACCGATAAGTAATATTTCGGTTTTTTTTATCATCTATATTAGCAATCAGATCTTAGTTGTGATTAAATTAAAACGATCAGCTATTTCTAACTGATCGTTTTAATATTATTCAATCAAATTAACTATTTGTTACTTACCAACATTTCGCATTACGCAATTGAATCGCGGTGCGTAAACAAATAGTGCTCCGTACATGAGCAAGAGAAACTCAAGTGCAGTTGTGACCACAGCAAGATTCATCTTAGCAAGAGGAGCAAGTTGCTTAAACTTCATTGTTTCAGCACGCATATCAAGAAGGAATGCTTCACCAAGACCAGGGCGCTTGGCACCAGCATCTTTAATAGCGGAGAGTCCCACGCGATGATTTGAGATAAACTGCGCCGTTGAAGCTGCAGCTCCACTTGCGGCACGATATACCTTCATGTGCTTGACAGAAGATGGAACAGAACCAGCTAGAGTCAATTCAACAACTTGTCCAGCTGTAACTGAAACTGGTGCTGAAGTTAAAATTGGAGCTGATTCGCCAAAGTCATTAACAAAAGTTACTGCATAATGATAACTACCAGCTGAAAGAGCTGATCCTGATCCTGCAGCAGCTCCAGAAACACTTAGACCCGCAACAGAAGGAGCAGAAGCTGAAGCAGCTGCTGGACGAACTTGTTGGCGCGGACGTAGGAAAAGACTTGGTTTAAGTGCAATTTTTCCTGCAGTAGTGGTGACATTTGCTACGTCATAACCAACAGTTTGACCAGCAAGACCTGGTTCAGAACGGAACTGTGGATAAAATTGACGAACGAATGTAGAAACAGCAGCGGGCTCAGCGTGAAGCTGATCTGGAGCTCCGAAATTTTCAAGAGCACGAACTGCAAGTTCTTCAACATCGTCTTGTGCAAAAGAAAGACCAGCAAGATCCTTCACAACAGATGATGACTCAGCGCCCCAACCTTCAAAATCTTTTGAAGTAAATTGGCTATCACGATCACCCTTAAGGATTTGTTGTAGAAGGCCATTCATGGCAAGTGAATTAACTGGAAGATCAGCTGTTGCACCTGATTGAGCACCAGATGCATCTGCAAAGTGAGCATGTCCCCAGTATAGTTCACGTTCAACATCTTTAAGAAGGTCCATTGTTCCTTCTTTAGCCTGTTGAGCTACAACGTCTCCAACGGTTGTGCGAACAAGAGTCATCTGATGCGAAACCTTACGACGCTTGCTGAAGAACACGATGCGCTGTCCGTCACGTACATATGTTGAATCTGATTCTTGTCCAGCTCCGCCTTCAGCAATATAGGGCGAAGTATCTGAACCATATCCAACAAGACGGTTATATTGTTCGAATAGGTTATAAGCCTTGTCGATTGTGATTGCTGGCCAGAGTTTAAGATTCTTCATGTCAAATGTAACAACTTTAAGAGTTGATTCAAGTGACTCAGTCTGAATAACACCGCCATAGGTTAGATCAGTAGGACGACCAGCACCACCGTATCCCGCTACTAGTGCCTTATTAAGGTTTTCAATCTCTTCTTGAGAGACCACTCCTTGTTCAATTCCCTGCATAATCTGATTAAAAGCGTCAGCGTACATTATTTTTCTCCTTATTTAATTCCATATTTGTTAGCAACTTCGTTAAGATCACCATTTCCACCAACTTCTACACGAATCACATCTGCAGCATCGACATCTGTTCCAGTCTTCTTAAGATCAAGAAGTTTATTAAGAACAGCTGTCTTATTAAGAGGTTCTACATCTCCAGTGCTTTTTGCAAGAGGCTGGATTTGACGATACGTGTGTCCACGCTGTGGGAATGGGGTATCTGCAAGTTGTTTAACAACATCTAAAACTTGAGAAAGTTTGGTCTCAAGAGGTGAGATTCTTTCGTCAATTGATTTTGCAAGTGACTTCTTCATCTCTTTTTCTTCTTTGACCATGAGATTGACACCTTCTGATTTCTTAGCCCAGTGAGGTTTTTTCATCTCTTTTTTCTTGAGTTTATGCTCAAGTTCTGCTTTACACATCTCACGCTTTTTAAGCGCTTTTGAATAAGCATGCTCTGCTTTCTCGCACTCATCTTCAGCCTTGGCCATTTCAGCTTCTGCTTTTTCGCATTCTTCTTCAGCTTTTTTGGCTTCATCTTCTTCTTCATGCTCTTCGTCGTCTTCGTCTTCGTCGTCTTCTGCTTTCTTAGCTTCTTCGTCTTCGTCTTCGTCTTCGTCTTTCTCATCGTCCTCTTCGTCGCCCTTAGCCATTCCGCCTTGTGCTGACTTTTCTCCAAGTTCGATTTCTTCAGCAGAAAAACGATCAGACTTTTTTAGTTCTTCGATTTCAGCTAGAGTTTCATCAATGAGATCGGCGAGACTTTTGCTTAATTTTGTAGTCATAGCAAAACTCCTTTTATATTATTCACCAACCATCAAAAGATCTGTATGACCAGCGAGTTCTACAAGAACTGATGCCGAATCACCAGCTTCGATCTGGAGATTGTTAGCAAAACGAGAACAAACAGCAAGAACATTTACCGCCGCTGCAGTGTCCAAAATTGCAGCAAGTGAATTTTCACCAGCAGCACCTTTGATTTTTAATTTACCTGGCGCAGCAACGCCAATACCAAGAAATGGAGAAGCATCTTTGTCAACGCCACCCATTGGAGATTGGACCGAGGCGCTTACATAAGATATAGTAAGTCCTGCAGCCGATACTGAAGAAGCCCCACGAACAGCAGGAACGCCTAGCTGATTGAGGTTTCGTGCCACTTTATCAAGAACCTGGACAGAATTAGCCATGTTTTGCTCCTTTTATCAAATGCAAACCATCCACGACAATACTTAAATATACCATATTATTATAGTTAAACGTGACTTTAATAATATCAATTAATTACAACTATTTATTTATAAAGAACTTAGCTAATGTGTCAAATGGAAAATGCTTATTACAAGATCGACATTTAACTTGATATACAACATATGGTTGCTCTTTACCACATGATGGACATTCTATATACTGATTTTTATTTGATTTTGTATCAATAGATTCAGTTTGAAAAACGCCGCCGCCAGTTAGGCTTGTCGGAGATCCTGCTGAGCCATATCCAGCGACTAATGCTTTATTTATGTTATTTTTTTTTAAAGTTAATATTGTTTCTTTTATTTTTTCTACATTTGATAATATTTTAATTTCAGATAATGTATCAGCCATTTCTATAAAAGAGGGAACATCTTTTCTCGCTAGATGAGATATTGATTTTATTAATTCAAATTCTTGTGGATTATTGCTTTTATTTAAATCAACTCCCTCAACAAGAGTTGCATTATTGGCTGGAGTAAAGGTCAATGCTAAACCTTTAATTTTTGTTCTTTTTAAAATTCTATCGTCTTTCTCGCCTCTTTCTACTATACCTCCTTCTACGGAGCACTTTAGCTTAAGTGGAGAATCTGTTTTGTGCTGATGTCTTAATATAGCCGCCGCTGCCCTTGCTGATCTATGGTCTTCATCGTCAAAAAGTTCACCTGTAACATATATATATGGAGCTTTTATTTTATTCCAAAAATATTTTTGACGATCACTTTCGCAATCTTCTACTTTAAATATTTTTTTTGCACCAGTTACTCTACCGATGACATCGGGTAGCTTATTGCTATGGTTGTCGTTAACAATTCCTTGACCAGCTTCTAATTCTGAAATATCTGCGCCTTTGACATCTAGAATTTCTCCTTGAATGTCTCTTAACTCAGATCCTGCAACCGCATCAAATTTAGTAGCCATAAAACTCCCTTTCTAATAAGATTGTATCAGATCTTATTAGTTTAATTACTAGTAATTTTTTATATTTATTTTACTAGGGTGGAGTTTTAATCTAGATCTTCCAGTGTTTTTTCTACATATATAATTATTGCTTATTAATTCAATAAAATCAGAAGGGTTCATTAAATCTAAATCTTCTAAATCTTCTAATTCTTCATCTTCTTCTAATTCTTGACTTTCTTCTAATTCTTCATCTTCTTCTAATTCTTGATTTTTTAATTGAATCTCTGGAAGATTTTTAGATTTTAAATCTTTATTCGCAATAGATTGCTTCATCTTCAACTCCGAGAACTTCATCAACGATAGACTCCCCGTCTAAAGTCTTCTTTAGTTCTACCACGAGTTCAGAAGATTGCACTTTTGACATTGCAGAATCTGCAACTTGTTTTACTGTTTCTATAGAAATGTTTAAAGCAGCAGCTATTTCAACATCGGATACAGGAGAATCTGGCATAAATTTTGTTTCATAAACAAACCAACAATAACTAGACATTTGATGATTAATTGCCCAATTGCACCCAGGAGCATTGAGTTCTTCTTCTTCAGTTGGCTCTCTACCAAGAGATCTAAGCCATTTTAGGCGAATAACAGCTAATGGACAATATCCCTTAGGATAGTCTTTCAACTGACGTGGGCATTTTTTATCAAATCTTTCTTTAGTATCATTCATTCTAAATTCGTAGTCCTAACACCTAATAAACTTACTAAATGTTTCTCATCGTTTAACACAGCCTCTACTGTTTCTCCTACTTTTTTATTTAAAAGAACATCAACAAGACCTTGGCCTGCTTCTTCTAATTTTATCTTTGATCTAAATATACCGCCTTTAACATTTTCTCCTTCCAATACAACAGAAGATATTATAACTATGTCATTTTTTGATGAAACAAATTCTTTTTTTTCAAGTTTTTTATCTAAATCATCTTTGTCAGATGCTCGATCCCAGTCTGTTGATTTTAATTCATTGACAATAGAAGTTAGCTCCTCGTTATTTATTGGAAGATATTTTTGCAATCCAAGAACCCTATATTGAAAATCACTAAGTATACTAGTGTTTGTCTTTAGCTCTGATTGCATTGGCTGCAATTGGTCTATTGTTTGCTTTAATAGTATTTGGTTTACTCTAAGTGCCATTGATAAATTTTCAATATGTTTTTCTAAAGTTTCAATTCTTTGTATTTGATTTGTTTTTTGTTGATTTACCATCTTCATTTTTTCTCCTTCATTCTTTTAACAACTGCTTTTAAAAAATCTATTTCTTCATTAGAAAATAAATTATTATTGTTTTTTATTGTAGTTCCCAGTAAATTTGATAATTCATTATTCAAGAAATCTCTTATTTTTTGTTCTATTGAATCAAAATGATCACCTTTTTTCTTTACTATTCTTCCAATTAAAATTTGATTTATAGCATTTGCTTCTGCTAATTTTAATTGCTCGGGAGAAAGTAACATATCACTTTTATTTTTTCTAATAGAAACCACATCCGTATCTTCGCTCTTCGATGACGCCATCTCTGCATCTGAGATTTGTATTTTTTCTTTCTCTTTTTCAAGTAAAGACATTCCTATTTTATTTTCCACATCTTCTATTGTTAATTGTACAAAATCATATTGATTAGCCATATCATTAAACATAGATCTAGCTGAATCAAATTGTGTTCGTGTTAATGGCTCTTTATACTGAAGACATCTTCTCCAATGAGATTCTATATTTGGATCATGCATTAATATATATTCTGTTTTATTTTGAGATTCAATTTCTCTTAAGATCTCTAAGTCAAAATGATTTAACAATGGTCTTCTGTTGTAGACATAAGGCCATATTAATTCACCGTAATGAGATCTATCAAAGACAACATCCTGTCCAGATAAAGAAACAAACATTTCCACAAGATCTTCTAAATAAGAAGGACCTGAGTATCCGGTTTGAAAATATTTCTTATCCGGGGCGGAAAAATGAACTGTTTTATAGCCTTTTTTATTATAAAGACCAGCAAGCGTTGTCTTTGCAGTTCGATCGAGACCTTCAATTATTACAAAAGTCATATTTATAATCTCCTGCAGATATAAATATTATACTTTTATGTATTATTATTTTAGTTTATTTTTTTTCTATTTCTTCAAGGGTATTTATTGGATTTTTTAATTCTTTTCCGCCTATGTTTGTTGCTTTTGTGGCACCGTATTGTCTAGCCAAATCTTGTAGACTAGAAAGATCTTGAGATCTTACAACAGAGTTTGCTTGCTCTTGTTTAGACTCAGATATCTGATGATCATGCGCTTCTTGTTCTCTTTGTTCTTGACTTTCTTGAAGTTTTATTTGTTGTTGTTGCATTTGTTGCTGTTGTTGCTGTTGTTGTTTTTGTATTTCTTTTTGTTGTTGTTGAACATTAATTGTCATCATTAACTGATTCCAAGATAAAAATGCCGGATCCGATGGAAGATATTGCAACTCTGGTCTTTTAGATGCTCCCTTATCTCCAAAGAAAAATTCACGAATCTCTCCACGGGTCATGTTTTTTTCAACAAGATTCCAAAAAGATTGATTCAATGGAAGATTTGCAGCGGGGTGGTTTATTTGTGTTTTTTCTTCATTGTGAAGAAGATCATTCATTGAAGAAAAAACTGTCATCTGTGCCTGACGAAGACTTATATCAGTCATTGCCGTGTCATCTGTGTATCCAACAAATTTAAATTTATATTTATCTGCAAGATCTTTGTCTAAAGCAGGTAGGATATCTTGATTAAATAAGTCTTCAACAAGCATTAATATGGGAATTAGACCTCGTTCACGAGAGTATGTTATTTTAAATTGACCAGATTCTTTAGCTTGTGCACTTGCTCTGCCGTTTGCCGTTGTAAGATAATCTAATCCAACTTCTATTGGATCTATTTGAAATTGTGCGCAAATAGCTCTCATTATATGAGAATTAAAATTTATATACTCCATCTCACGTGCAGAACCCGACATTGGAACCCATTGAACATCATCAAGGCCTGCAACAATTGGAGTTCTCCAAGCATTTGCGGATCCGGATATTGTGTTGTAAAATTGTCTTCTAAAAGAAGCAAGAGTATTTTGAGTAACAGCACCTTTTAAATGAAGAATACCCCTTGCAGCATATCCATGTGTAAAAAAATTAGCATTATATGCCTCTATATTTAGATGATTTGTTATCATTATGATTGCCTGCTCAACTACAGATATGCAATATCCATTAGAGTCAGCATAGTTTTGTGGATTAAATAATTTAAACACCATGTCTTCATCACCAAAGGCATTTAAAACTCTATTGTCTGTTGATAATTGAACATACTTATAATAATCTATTTCTCTAGGCGCAAGATACCCATCCGCCCTTGGATCATTGTCGCTTTTTTTAGTATGATACATATTGATTGCAGTTTTAACTTGATCTTCTACAACTGTTTTATTGATTGCTTGATTTATTAAGTACATTGTTTCAGCAGGAAGAGGTCTGAAGCGATGAAGAGCCCCGGTTCTTGTTAAGACTTTTTCAACTGCCACATATCCAAAAGTAAGACCATCTCTAACTATTAATTTTAAAAATTCACCTAAAAGCATTTCTTGTCCTTTGGGGACATTTTCAGTTCTGCCACAATTATATATATAACTTTCCAACATATTTATATTATCAATATCTTGTTCAGACAATGACTCGCTGTGATCTCTTTTGACGACACGAAAACCCATATCGTATCTGCGCTCTGGACGTCTTGAAAATCTTAAAACAGTATCTGCTCTTATTTGTAAGATTGTGCTAACAAGCCAATCTCTTTGAGACATGTCTCTAAGAGTTCTATTTGATATTCTGCTTATTTTATTTTTTGAAAGAAAATAATTATTACTTGCTTGTTCAAAATAAGGGTCTGTTAATATCGCCTTACCTCTTACAAGACCTGATTCTTGATTTTCTGATTGTGGCTTCTCTGGAAGTTTATCTGCGTCTGCTTTGGTCATTTGCTCGATATCTTCTACAAGACGGTCTTGTATTGATTTTTTTAAATCTTCAAACCATGACATTTACAAAATCCCCTTATATATCATACCGGATTACATAGTCCAAAGAAAGCCACCTTCAGAAGATTGTTCGCTGTCTTCATCTAATTCAGATAGCCTTCCTATTTTACCTATATTATCAGTAGAATACTCTGAATTAAAAGGTATATTATTAACTTTTGCGTACTCCTCTGGAGTAGGTGGTTTTATAAAATGACCTCTAGAGTCAACTATTTTAGAAACATCCATATCAACGCCAGCAGATCCTAATACTATAGTATTTTTACCAAATAAATTAATTAAAGAGTATCTTAATGCGTCGAGCCAGTGATCATGTTCTGTGTCTGGGTCATCTGTCATGTTTCCAGCTGCATCTGCTTTAAAATGATATAATTGAAATTCCTGTATTATTGGCTTACATGTTTCAGCTGCAAAAAATATCTTGGCCTCATTGGATCCTGGTGTTCTTAACCATTTTTTAATAACTTGAACACCTGCATTGATATTTGATTTTTCTGAGTTAGTTGTAGTCGGAAGACCCATTTTTCTCATTTCCTGAGCATCACCTGGGTCTGCCATATCAGGAAAATATAATTGAATTCTATAGTTATTATGCCATTTATGTTTTACTATATGCATCCATGCCGGTCTTGATATGTATGTTTGACCATCGCATCTAACTACATATATATTTTCTCTACTGTCTACAAAAAATACAACCAAAGTATGTGGATTAGACCAACCCCAGTCGATTCCTGCATATGCTTGAAGTCCCATTGAGTGACATTTTTTTATAAAAATATCATGATCACACTCGCCAGGGAACTCTTTACCAGTTAAAATAAGCCACATTTGATTCCATGTTTTGACATGGGTTCTTTCATCAAATTCTTTATATATAATTCCTTCTACACTTGGTTTTAAATTCATAAGCTGAGCCATTGCCCAATCTGGTCCTTCTGATAAGACTTTTTGAGCAAGTTCATCAATCGATTTTAACATTGATGATTTAGAAGATTGTTTTTTAGCATCACCTAAGCATATTGGTGCAAGTGGACATTTCAAGCACCCTTCAAACATCTCATGTCTTTCATAGTCTTTTTGTTTTTGAGTTGCTAATCTTTCATAATCATTTCTTGTTCTGACATCAAAAGAATTTTGATCAATAAATAATTCTATTTTAGAAGTTCCAGATCTTGAATCTGGACATCTTTCTGTAAACTCAAATGCAGTCCATCTTCTTACATTTCTTCCTTGTTTTTCTGCATTTTCAATAGCTTGATTCATCAGACCGTATCTAGTTTTTCTAGTCGAAATACCAACACGAAGAGGTCTTTTTCCTCTTTTTGAGTCAAGCATTCCAGATATTTCCTTATATGCCTTGACAGACTCGCCAGATACTGTATCGATCTCATCAACTACAACAAGTGGAACGTGTGGGCCGTTTAATGCTTTCAATGTACACGGAAGAACTTCTAATGTTATCTTTTCGCCAGATACATTAAACGTAGATCTTTCCATTGTTGTTCTTTCAAGAATTCTAGATGCCTCTGGCGTCTTAGGAGGCATAACGATTGGTTTAATTCTATCGTTTAATAAAAACTTCTGCTGATATTCATAGCATCTTTTTGCCTGAGAAAGAATTGCGCCAACATGTACCACGTCTCTTTGATCATGCAGTAGAACCATCAATTCTGCAATAGCCATGCCGAGAGTGTTATGGCTGATGAAGCCGTTCGACCAGTACGCGTGATCGACGTCTACCTCTAGATCGTAGAAATAGTGCTTGCCGAACGTTATGGTATCTACGGTCTCGTAGCAACCCTTTCTGATGAAAGACAGATACTCTGCCCACTCGTGCTCTTCTAAGCGGTTGGCCAGACTTATAAAGTAGTCGATCTTGTGGCCATAGACATAAGACTCTTTAGACTTCTCGCCGGATCCCCAGAGATCCTTAGAGTACTTGATCTCGGAATGAGTTTTCTTGCCGGCCTCTAAACGCCAGTACCCGTTTGCGATCTCGTATTTTTGCTTTATGTGGTCCGCAAAAGACTTTATGAGCTTAGAAGGATATCGGAACTGTTCGTTCATCTTGACGGCGTGCGCCTTAAAGGCATCGCGCTTAGAGAAAAGCGGCATTACATACTCTGGAAGCGGGGTTTTGTACTCAACCGAGTGATACTCGACAATGTGATCTTTTACGAACTTTGTGGTCGACGCTTTTCTCCGCTTCTTATTTATTACAGAGTGCACGCCGAAGACATTGAGGATCTTGGCTATCTGCTGTATGAGTTCTGGGTTGGCTAGAGTGATCGAGTCCTTGGACCCATCGGTCTCCATCAGACCGGAGATGAATCCAGCCAAGAAGCTTGGACTGTGGTCTAATGTCTTTAGTTTCTTGAAGTAGCAGAGTTCACCCTCGACGTACGTCCTAAAGAAGTCTCTGAACGCCTTAGTAGAAGACGACGCATTCTTTATAGCAGAAGACTTAGAGCTGGAATTTACGTTTATCGTCACACCTAGGTGCCTGTCTATCAGACTCACATAGTGTACAAGCTGGTCTGGGTCTTTTGCACACATAGATATATTCGTGTTTGTTCCTCTGCCCACACAACCGTCGCCGACTATGCAGCCAGCAACCCAGCCAAGATCGTAGTCCTTAGAAGAAACGTCCACCAGATGGCCCAAGGATTCTATAGATCTATAGACTAGCTGACCAGGAGTTAGATCTTTCATGTATACCCAGTCGATCTTGTTGGTCTCTGGATGCAGTGCCTGAACGCGATGCTTTAAAGAACCAGTGAGCGACCACACGCCGTGCTTGCTCATAAACTTGGTGATTAAAGTGACTCCGTCTTTGATTCCCTCGTCGAAGGTCTGGACTACTGATCTCCAGGACCAGCCTGTCCAGACCACATCGCCGATCTTGACGTCTTGTACACGTTTAAGTCCATTTTGCGTAAGAATCTCAGTGTCTTGCAAAACGCACTTCCCGCTACCACGTCCTGCAACATATAGAATTTCTTGGATATTTTTAGGGTTGTTTTTATTTACTGTTATGTCATACACCTCCCAAATGGCATGGAAGGGCGTCGTATCCGCGTATCTCGATACCTTAAAATCGGGGAGATGAAGACCGAAAAAGAATTTAATATAATTTTTTAATTCTTGCTCAGTTCTACAGGGAGAAAAAAATATCTTCTCTAATTGCTCGGCTGTTAACTTTATATTGCTCTTTATCTGAGGATCTTTTATCTCTATCGCTTCTTTAGGTTTGATTTCTATTTCTATTTCTTTATTTTCTTTAACAACCTTTGCCAAGGCTGCTTTTTGAGCTCTTTCCTTAGGTCTTGATATGAATTTTTTATAATGTTGTTTGCAGTAATTTTTTGCTAAAACCACTCTTTCACAACCGGGCACACTGCATTTACTCACTTGTATCACCTACTAACTCAGCTAATATTACAGCTTCTTCACTTGAAGATTTTGATTTCTTACTTATTTTTTTTATTTCATTTTGTGGTATTTGTTTGTTATCGTTGCTTACGTTTGATGGATTTGCCATTCCCCTAACAGATTCAGCTACCTGGGCCAACATGTCTATTACTTGTTGATAATCTTTTATAGTTTTAATTCTAAAAGAGGGTGGAGGATTTCCAACCGGATCATTAAGATACTTTCTAACTTCTTCAGAGGTTTCTACATTTGAAACAGATATCATGTCTGTTAGGAACTCAACTTGTTCAACTGTCGATCTTACTATTCTAGTTTTAATACGATCGTAAAGAGAGGCTGCGACAACCTCCCTATCCTTAGACCATCCACTCAAAGCTGCGGTTAACAGTATCTTCCCATATGGGATAGATGGGTATCTTTTTGATATATCTTCAAAAGTATATCCCAATATATAAAGCTCATACATTGGCATTGCATCGTGTTTACTGAGAATTCCAGCAGTCTTGTGTTTTTTAAGATACTTTTCGGCCTCAATAACCTGATCATTACTTAAACCGTATTTTTCTCTTGGTGTTAAGTTCTTTTTCTGCAAAGTATTCTCTCCAAACAGGGTTTGAAGAAATACAGGAAATAATCTGTATTATCCTCATTGGTTTTATCATTTTATACTTCGCAATTGAGTTTATTGGAATACCCACTACTATTAAAGATATAATATCTTGTTCAAATTCTGTAAAACTATTTAATATGTTTAAAAAATCATCTGAAGACTTTGATTTAGTTAATTTTATTATATTAGTTTCTATTTGTTCAGCTATTTTTTTTTGAATTATCAATTTATTACATATAGAATCAATATCTTCAGAGTCTGTTTCTAAATACTCTAACCAGATACTTTGTCTAATATCTAAATCATCTGTGACGTTTTCAATTTTTAATCTGATCTCCATGTGTTTCTGTTTCATCTGTGTTTTCTACATACTCGCTAATATTTTTTAGCTTGTATGTAGCCCTCCATCCAGGACCACAGAGATCTTTAACGAATCCATTTAATATCCTATCTATATCTAAATTGCCTTGTTTTTTTAACAATCTTCTTAATCTCCATAGATTAAAAAGTCCTGTTTTATCCCTCATACTATAATACCTAGTTACAGTATCTAACATTGACTCGGGTCCATAGATTACATAGTCTACTATTTTAGTAGACGGATCAATAGCTACTTCTAATGCCTTCACATCCTTGTGTGCCAAAGATCCATACATATATAAATTATTTTTAACAATATCAGTAACTATTCCATTATTCAAAGTCCAACGAATATGATCCATTATTTCAGTTATTTTTTCTTCATTCATAATTCACCTTGTGTTTTGTAATATTATTTTTTTTATTTCATCTTTATTTTGAGATCCTTTATAAACTTTATTAAGATACTCATCTAACATTGATGATATGTCTTTTGACAAAATAGAAACTTTATCAGATTTTATTTTATCTATAGATTCTGTTTTTATAGTTAAACTACACTTTTTTCTAAGGTCATTTACATGTTTAGATTCTAATATATTTTTAATCTCAGCCCTTGGTCCTTTAATTGTCATTATCCAATGATTAAAAACATCCAAATCTGGAATCTCTTCATCTGTATTTATTTCTATTGTTTTATACATTGGAAATGGTGATTTTATAAATTCAAATTCAAAAGTTTCAGTGTTAAATAATGACAATCCCTTTGATTGATCCGCATCCGATGCCGACATGGCATATGGAGTTCCTACATAGTTTATAATAGAATCTAGTATTTGTTTTTTATGAACGTGTCCAGATATGACGATGTCGGCATTTATATCTTTTGTCTCTATGCCATGATCTGCTTTTTTATAGCCATAGTCAGCTCCTATAAAAGTATTATGAGTTACAACTATAGACGTATCTGTTTGTGGCCACAGTTCCCTAGAATGAACATAGGGAACATATGTTATATTTTCTATAACCTTAATAGAATCTGCTATTAAAATATTTTTTATTGATGAAAAAGGTTTAAAAGCATGAAATTCAGATGAATTTGGTTTATATTGATCATGATTTCCTAACAGACAAATATATGATCCATTTGATTTCATTAGATTTGATATTTTTTTTAAATGCTCATCAAAAATACAAAGAATCTCAGAACGAATTATAGAATGAGTATCAAAGGTATCGCCTAAATTTACAATAATATCTGGTTTTTTTTCAATATAGATATTTTCTATCCATTTTAATAAACTTTTACTAAGTTGTAAATGAGTATGTCTTAAGTGCATGTCTCCAATAAAAAGTATTTTAGTCATCTAATTCTAATCCTATTAAGAAGAACTAAAAATTGTAAAAAAGCTGTTGTTTCATTATTATAAGTAGTTATTTTATTATTTATATATGCGTTATTTTTTTTGGCATATCGTATACAAGTTGAGCCCATTTGTATAAATCCGTTTCTTTTTGATATATTTTTAATTTAATAAATATTTTAACCATCCTTATGCAGAGAATATAAGATCTTATGTTTTCTTTAGAGTTTTTCGTCATCCAGAAAACCCATCTTGGTATGATTGAAAATATTTAAAATAACTTTCTCTATTAATATGCATTCTATATAATAGATATGAAAAATACATTAACTTTACATTAATAGGAATATCACTTTGCATTTTACTCTATGCTTTCTAAATCCTCATCAACATCATTTGCAAAGCCAAATTCATCTAATTCAACTTTTGAATCTTTTAAAGAATAACATGAATTCATTACTCTATCTTGTAAAGATTTATTATTAATAACAAGATTTCTGATATTTTGTTCACCTCTAACAGGTGGGTCGTTTTCAAAAACCCACATTTGCATATTTTCTTTTCCTGTTTCTGGATTTACAGGATGCTTAATTATTCCTAATGATTTTCCCAAATCAAAAATCTCACCACCCGTGTCCATTATTCCTTTTTGATAATGAAAAGTAAACTGTGCAACTCTAGCAGGCATACCCATGCGGTTTTTTCTAACTTTCACACGTACCTTGTGACCAAGTTGTGCAGCTCCTCCTGCTATTGTCTCACCTTGTTCTATTACTCCATTTTTTGTATCTAATTTTGTAACTTCCAACATCAAATCTGCTGCATGTTTAAGCGACTGACCATCTGGAAGCACATATGGATTTCTCAATGCTTTCATTGGATCTATTTGAATAGAAACTTGTTGTATACAAAAAGTTAATAACTCATGTTCATTAATAACAGGAAGAATCATTTTAAATGCAGATGGTAGATAGTTTGCTCCGGTGCCTCCCATTATCATATCTGTTGATTGTTTTTTAATATCTTTTGGATATCTAATTGATCTAATGGAATCTATAACAATTGCTTTTACTGGAGCTCCATCTTGAAGAAGTTCTAAGAGCTCTCCTCCAATATAGTCAAATATATTTAATGGATCATTGCTTTTTCTAACAACTAAACGATCTGCATCTCCGCCTAATCTTATAAAAAAATCAGTATTAAAAGAAAATTCAGAATCAAACCATATTGCAATTGCCTCTGGATCTCTTTTTTGCAACTCAATCAGTGCCATCATTGACAACATTGATTTACCGCTACTCTCTGGTCCATATAAAATATTGATCTTACCAGGTCTAAAGCCTCCAATACCTGTTGCCCAATTAAGAGAAGGCGACCATGATGGGATTGTTTGAGGTTCTTTCTTTTTTAAATCAGATGCTATTTTTCCAAAATCTTTAGTAAGTTTGCTCATCCATTTATTTATCATTATCGCATCCCCTCATATGGAGTTGAGTAGCCGTCTTTTGACATATCTCTTGTTATGTCTATTGCATGTCTAAATTCTTGAACTTTATTCTTTAATAAAGAACACATCGCAACAGCTCTGGCGTGTATTTCTTTTGCTTTTTGAACATCGGGATCTAATGAAACGTATGCTTTTCGGGATTCTACGGTTGGTTTTTCATTTTTAGTTTTAAAATAATCTGGAGCTCTATCTAAATAAGCAATAGCTTCTGCTGTTTCAACTGCGGTTTTTGCTTTCATTTCGTATTCTATTGCCTTTGCCAACATTACAGATGATATATCATATCCAATTATAAAATCACGAAGATAATTTGGAGCTAGCATTTTATTAAAACTAGACCCAATATCTGTTAATTTTCTAGTATAAGAAGCTATTTTTTGCAAATCGAGGGAGTCCAAGCCTCCCTCGATAGAAACGATGTCTATGGACATCTTATCCTCAACTGTTTAAAATTGCGTCTGCATAGTCAAATACATCATCTTGAGTAGATAATTTTGTATTATTTTTTTGAGTAGTCTTTAAAGGCTTTAGATAAACATCCTCATCAGCAGATTCATCTTCTTCTTGAATCTTAACCATAGGTTTTTTGGATGATACGTTAGTATGTAAAGCCTGTCGTTGAGGATTTCCAGGTCCGTGAATCTGTACATGTTTTTGGGTTTGATTTTCAATCTTTCCAGAGTGATTTCCATCATCATGTGCTTGCCCGCGAACGGACCGTACACTCGTATATAGAGAGCCCTTGTGTATCGGACTTTCGTCCTTTTGTTCTTTATCAACCACCACATTGGCCGTACTCCGAGTATTTTTATTTACAACATCAAAACCCTCTATTCTAAGAATTGGATATTCATTGATCAATGGCTCTACGTTTGCTAACAATACTTCTTTTAGTTCATCATATGATATTTGACGATAGACTGTAGAAAGATCATATCCTAAGTCTTCATAATTATCAACAACATTATCCGATAATGGTTCTTGATCATCTGCCCAGGAAATCTTACCTGTATTAGGATCTCTATACTTTATTTGATTCTTGGTAACAGAGTATTCTGTATCTGTTTTTTCTCCTGTTCTAGTAATTTTAAACCAAACACCAGAATCGTCTGCATCTGAGTTGAGCGATGTCGGATCTTGGCCATAATCGGTTACATATTGCATCATTTGTTTTTTAATCGCATCGTGTGCTGTTTTCTTTAGCTCTAAAAGACCAACCTCTCCAGATTTGTTACATGCATTGTAAAGATATGTTGTTTTTGGTTTTATTTTCCAAAGAATTTCAGAAATAGGTTTAAGATACTCTCTAATTTCTTCTTTAGAATATTCACCAGAAGACACCATTCTGGCTTCTTCTTTTTTAAATAAATTTTCTAATTGATTAACATAATCATAAACTGGACATTGTTTTTGATTAAAAGAAAAGGGAGAAGAAAATGGTCTTAATCTACCTGTTTGAGGATCGGTCAGCCACACAAGCACCCACCGACGATATGGATACCCATCTGCTGAATTGCCAAATGGTGGAAGTATTCTATAAACATTATCTCCACTATTGACAGCGTGTCGTTTCCATTCTTTCTTCTCTTTAAGAGAATTCATATTTAAACTAATCTTAGCCATATTTTCCTCCTGTGCCTATTTAAGCGATTGTTATATAAATTATTTTTTAAGTTTAAAAAAATTTGAAAATGTATTTGATTTATCTTCTTTTTCTAATTCAGTTTCTTTTAATTCTACATTTTCAACAATAGTCTCCACGGCTTCTGCCCTTGCATCCCCTATATACGCATCTAATTCTTTTTCAGATATTTCTGAAATACCTAATTTAAGAAAAACATCATAATTATTAAAATGGCCAACTGCATACACAACTCTTGTAGAAATAGGTCTTTTTCTTAATTGATGTTCTACATATTTATCTAAAATTTGTGGATATGTTGAAAGAAACATTTTTTGAATTACAACAGCAAGTTGTTCTTCTGTTTCACATCGAACCCCGACATGTTCAGAAGGAACTATATTACGATATGCATTGAATGTATTATCGTATTTTTTAGCTATTTCTTCTGCTACATTTCTAATATAATTAATACCTAAAATATCAGTAGCAGGCTTAGGGGTTTTGCATTTTTTTACTTCATCTAGAAAATTTAGATTTGTAATAACTAATTCTTTATCAGAAACAAAATCTGGCTTTTTTTCAACTTTAATAAAAACACTATCCATTAAACCATCCTCCAAATAATTAGAATATATCCTTGACAGGATCTTTGAATTTATCATATTAATCTTATACAAAAGTTTAAAAAATGCATAGTAAAATTTTTTATTCTTCACATTTCTGCAACCTTTTCTATATCCATTATTTCAATTGATGGGTTTCCTTTCCAATCTGTTTTAAGTCTGCCTCTTATATATACAATTGAATTTATTTTATATTTTAATGGTTTATTCTTATCCCACCAAACGCAATCTATTGAAGAAAGGCCGTCAGATATTTTTACAACAACATTTGACCACGGTCTTCCTGATTTTTTAGAAATACCAGATTTAGATTCAGATCCTTCATACAAACCAATAAAACCTATTTCTGAAATATCTTGTTTTTGCAACAATCCCTTTGCAATTTTTACATTACCAAGAACAATAACATCACCCATTCTCATTGGAATTGCCTTGCTATTAGTTGAAGATAATGCGGGCCAGTTTTTATATGCGATTGATTGAATTTCTGGAATTGATAAAATTGTTTTATTAAAACATTTATTTATTTCTCTTTCTTCTAAAAACACCTCTAGCATTGTTTTTGGATTTTCTATTACTTTTTTTGTTTTTCTTTTTTTAAAATAATATTCAACTATTTTTTTTCTTGCCAAAATATAATCTAAATCCTTATCCATAAAACAATCAACAGCTCGAGCGGCAATTAATGCTAAAAAAACACCAGCATTTGCTTTTGAATGATCCACTCTTTCAATATAATCATCTATGTTTTTAAATGGTCCTTTTGCAGTTAATTCTTTAATGGCAGATGCTCCGACTCCCTTGACTACAGATAAGGGGGCTGCTATTTTATCTTCCATTATTATAAACCTATCAGAAGGAACAGCGAGGGTTGGAGCTGTTATCATATTTCCTAAAACAGTTACATAGTGTCTAATTTTTTGCTCTCCTGAATTATTTAACTCACTGGACCACCATTCTAATGGGTAGTAATGTTTTAAATACATACTAATATAGCCTAATTTGCCATAACAAAAACTATGAGATAGGTTAAAAGAATATGAGCTAAAAGCTAAAATTTGTTGATTTATTGTTTCAATTTGTTGATCTGTCCAGTTTTTAGGTTTTAATGCTGATCTAACATCTTCAAATGTTTTCATTATAACGTCGCGTTTTTTCTTTGCAATAGCAGAACGAATTTGATCAGATTTTTCTAAAGAATAACCTACAAATTCAACTAGAAAGCGCATAACATCTTCTTGATATACGAAAACACCATTTGTTTTTTTTAAAATTAATTCTAAATCTGGATGAACATATTCTAACGATCTTCTTCCATTTCTAACATCAATATAATATTGAGTTGCAGTTGTGTCTAAAAAAGCAGCATCTAATGCACCAGGACGGCAAAGAGCGGTTAGATTGCTTAGGTCTTTTATAGATTCTGGTGCAAATTCTTTTACATATCCTTTAATAAGATCTGTGTTAAATTGAAACGATGAATCTGTTTTTCTATCATAGAAATCCTTAAACACTGTTCGATCTTCTGGTAATCTATATATTTCTTGCACGCCTTTGTCGTCTTCTTCAAGTAAATCTTTATTTGTTCTTTCTTTAATTAAATCCACACATTCTTTAATTGTATTAATAGTAGTTACTCGTAATATATCTGCTTTAACCAAACCTAATTTTTCTATCATAAGAGCATCAAATTGAGTAACAGTTACTTGACCTAGTTCATCGTCTTCCATTTGTAAAGTAGGGACTCTTTCATGAGAAAGATCCAATGTCGAAATAACAAAGGCAGAAGCGTGTCGTCCTATTTCTTTTGGCAAGCCAATTAATCTACTTACTGTTTTTTCTGCTTCTGGATATTGTTTAAAAAACGCCTGAAGTTGATTGTTTTGCTGCAAGTGGCCTGTGTGATATTCGCCCTCTGAATCGGTGTAGCCATATAAAAAATCAGACTCATCTATCCCTTGCGGGGAGTCTGGTATGGATTTACATATATCTAAAATTTCAAAATCATTGCGATTTCTACCATATATGGCAAACATTGTTTCTTTTATTGCATATTTTGTTTTAAATTTTTGAATAGTTCCTATTTGAGCAAAACCAAGTTTATATTTTTCTTTTAAATATTTCAAAATAGGCGCTCTTGCTCCAAAATCTGCATCTATATCAGGAAAACTTCCTGCCCTTATTCTTGCATGGCTTAAGAAACGTTCAAATGGAATATCTTCCTTTATCGGGTCTACATGAATTATTTTTAGATAATAAGAAATCAAACAACCACCAGCAGATCCTCTTCCTATGTTTTGAATTATCCCGTTGGACCTTGCATAGCTTCCAATGTCTTCATATAATAAGAAATATGGTATAAAATTTAATTTTTCATTTTTCCATATTACATCTAATTCTTTTTTAAATCTGGCAATATAAACGGGATCGTCTATCCATCTATTATGTTCTTTTATTTTTGCCATTAATAAATAATAAAGTTGCTGATTGTAGTCATTTGTTTTTTTCTTTATAGAATCAGAAATGTCGATTTTGGGCAGATGGTATTCATGTTTTATATTTATAGAACTAGAAAGTTCACCTATTTTTTCTGCATTTTGTATAGCTTTTTTCATAAAATCAACAGTAAAGTTATCGCCAATATGTCTATTTAAAATAGAAAAACATTCAGAATAGTTTTTTTGATGTCTAGATTCGTAGAAATAACGACCATCTTTAAACGAAGATCGCGACACAATGTCTTGCAGTATTTTGTCTTCTTTGTCTATAAAGTGAGCAGCAGTTGAAACTATATAATTTACATTATATTTGTTTACAAAATTAAATAAAACATTATTGATGAATTTTCCATGGTTGCCATCTGGAATCAGATCTGTGTTTTTATTACTTCTAAAACCAATTTTAGGATCATATGTTTTATATATGTCAATTGGTAAAAATTCTATTATTAGTGATTTGCCAAAAATTTCATATAATTTCAATAAAGTACTCTCAACTTCATCAGTACTACTGCCATGTATAACGCTAGAAAGTGCTCCTTTTTCGCAAGCTGTCCCAATTAAAACTCCTTCTAAATATTTTTTAATTTGTTCAATTTTTACAACTGGAATATAATTATCGCCATCTATTGTTTTGTTATCCCACCCAAGCGATGATAGTTTGATAAGATTTTTGTAACCCTTATCAGAAACTGCCCATGCATTTAGTCTAAAAAAGAAATCTGAATTTTCAAATTTAGCATTTATGCTGATTGCAGGAACTATTGTCAATAATTGTACATCGTAATTAGAACTATCTTCTTTATTTATTTTTTCCACTATAGAAGTAGTATTTAATGATTTAAATAAAGAAACTGCCCATCCGTGATCTGGAAAAGAAATGTATTTTACTTTATTTTTTAAAGCCCATCTTGCCCAGTCTTCTATTGAGATTATAGAATCTATATTACTATATTCAGAATGTAGATGAATATGTGCACAGTCTTCAAAAACATGATCAACTATGTCTATGTGTTCTTTATGTTCAATATTGTCTTGTAATAAATTTGAAACTATAATATCTAAATCTATTGTTGCAGATATATCCGAAAGAGCATCATGGGCATTGATTTCTATTCCAAACATCTCACACGCTTTAGAAAGTTTAAGTGATCCTATGTTGTTTTTTTCTTTGATTGCTTTTATTCTACGATACACATCGTGAGTATCCGGCGTAAACAGCTCGTGATACAAAGATGACATATTGTGTTTTGCAAAAAGAGCACTAATAAAACCCTTATCAAAACCAACATTATATCCCGCTATTGTAAATTTAATATTAAACGACTTAATATAAGATATAAACTTATCTAGCATCTTTCTCTGATCTTGAAAGGTCTTCATTCTTTCAATATCTATTCCATGAACAGAAATTGCTTCCTGTTCAATCACAGAAAAATCATTAGGTTTTGCATATTCATTAAAATAAGGCTGCCTAGAGCCGTTTATTATTGGAATACATGCTAATTGAATTATATCGTGACGTCTGGAGTCGAGACCTGTTGTTTCTGTATCTAGAAACAGAAGATTTCGCATAAATCTTCCTTTTTTATTTAATGCGCCATTTTCCATTAATTGAATTTATCAATTGTCTTGTACCTCCTGGCCATATCAAACAGGAAGAATGAAGCCAGGATGAAGCTCCACCTGAGTTATATTCTAGTTTTAAGTAAGAAGAAGTACCAACTTGCCACGCTCCTCTCAATATTTCTGGAGAATGGGAATGTCCAGTTACGGAATTTCCATATGCTATTTCCATGTTTGCAACATTTCCTCTAGATCCATTTGGCCCCTGGTGACCATGTGCTCCGCATTGTATGCCTTCTATTTTATAATCTTCTTCTGTTTTTAGAAATTTAATTTTGGATAATTTTTTAGTATCGTTATCTATATTCATTTCAACGGCTGCCTTTAGGGGGTCTTCTCCATCTAGCATTTTTAATGCTAAAACTAGAGATATTCTATGATTCAAGGGATCTTTTACGTACTTGCCCTCAGACAGATATCTTGCTAAAAACAAATCGTGATTAGATTTGACAATCACGAGCTCATCACACATTTCTGAAAGATATAGTAAATCCTGTGAGAATTTTTTTAGTTCATTTTCTAATGAAAGTTGATCAAGTTTTGATCTTTTAGCTCTTAATATGTGGTTTTTTTCTTCATGGTGGTTTATAGATAATCCATCAAAAGCATCATGAAGAATTATTCTTTTGGGTTTCATTTCTTTTGAAACTTCTTCCCATGTTTGTTTAGCGGTTGGATCTGTGACACCAGAATGCCAATCTCCAAGCACAAAACCTTCTGGTCTTACTATGGATCTTCCTGTTGGTCTATATATATAACCACGATCTATAAAATGACCTCTTGAATCTGCTTGTATTTGAGTAAAGTGATATGTTTCATCGTCTTCTATCTCAAAAACAACAGCACCCATTACATGATCATGTTGTGCGATATACGCAGTGCGTTGTGACATGTATGATTCTGTATTGTAATCCGGAGAAGTTATGGCCCCTGTGGTCATCATAAAATGAGGTAGTTTAGAATTACTAACGGGAACGGGTTTAAGCCTTTGTTTAGGAGAAGCATATATGAAAGTTCCATTTCTCTGACCTATTCGTCCAAGCCCGGTTGTGGGATCTATATGCTTTGCAGATAGTTTTATGGTACTAATAAAAACATTGGAATTTAATCTAGTATCTTCTATTATTATAGTTTCATTTGCTAACTGAGCAGATATTGTTCCCCATTTTCCTCCATGAGAGGCTGCTGGGTCAGAGGCAACGATAACTAATAAATGAGCATCGTTCATATTGCAGTATTGTTTTATTGACTTATAAAAGTCTTTATGAACTTCGCACCCTTGGACAGCCGTTGTTATTATAAATTTCTTTTTATTTTTAACTATATCTCTAAGATCTTGCAGAGCCTTTGGTGAATGAAGAGACTCTACTGTTACATCAAAAAAATATCCTGGATGTTTTTCTCTTGCTATTTTTTCTAAATTCGACAGAGATCCAAAATGATGGGAAACCATATCTCTGGTTATTCCAACAGAATTTAAATCTTCATTTTGTACATGTCTTTTTAATTGTTTTGCTAATTTTGCATAACATTTTATTATAGAAATTTTTTTATCTGCTTTTTTCATTTATTTTTCCTTAATAACATACAATATTATATTTATTATATAATAAACAAAATTAAAAACCCTGTATTTTACATACAGGGTCATTATACATCAAATAAATGTTTTTAAGTATTTAAAAGTAAAACAAAAACTATTTAGATTTTCTATCTGAAAGTGATGATTTTTTACTTTTTTCTGTTTTAACAGAACCTGTACTACAAATTTTCACTTTTACATCTTTCATTTCTTCATTCTTTTTTAATTTATATGAAGAATAATAGCAATGTAAATCTGTTGGTTTGGAATTGTTTGGTGTTTCTTTTACAGGTTTTGCAAAAACATTAGAAGACAATAATAATAAATATATTAAAAAAAATCTATAAAACATAGATTATCCTTTTAAACTAGAAGATGGATTTGCTTCATCATTCTGAATTTCACTAATTCTTTCTAACAAGAAATCTATCTTTGCCTTTTCATAATCAATAGCAGCTTTGTATCCAGAGCCCAGATCTGCGACAATTTGCTTTGCGGCTTTTAGCTTTTCATCATTGTCTCGTTCTTCTTTTAATGCCTTAACTCGCATCTCTGCTTTTACAACAAGATCCGCGGCCTCGTCCTCGGTTACGTCTTTGTGATTATCACAAAAGGTTTTACTAAGAACCTGTTCTGCTTTACCTAAATTGATTTTCTTTTCCTTAGCCATTTCACAAATCCTCCTTTTAAGATCTATTTTTGTTATACCTATTCAATATATGTGTATGTTCTTTTGCTATTTTTCTTAAACTCGATATCTTGTGGGACATCAACTAGACAATTAAAAACATTTGTTTTATATAATAAAAAAGCTCCATACATTGCTTGAGAAACAGCATCTGCTATATCATATCTAAAAATTATTGGTTTATTTGTTCTTGAAGATATTGAATGATTTGGAAATCTAATTCCCCATCTCTTCCAAAGAGATTCTACAATCATTAGTTTTTTTGCAGGTTCTTTTCCCCATTTTTGTTTTTGCTCTTTAGTTGGAGTCGTTCTTCCTGCTATAAAAATTTTCCAATTAGATATGTTTAAAATTTCATAATGAAGATTCTTTTTTCTACACCATATATGTATAGCTGCTCTATACGCTGGGTTTACATTTGCCCCTGAAGAAAATCTACTGCCAAAAAAATAATCCTCTACAACTATTTGATCTGGCTTGATTCTATTTGATATTTCTTCTATTTTATTTTGTAAATCGATGCACCAATCTCCCATATAGACGGAAGAGGTGTCTATATCGATAAAACCATATTCTACAATGTTACAAACATTTTGATCTACATGAGCAACAGCAAATCCAGTTGACTCTGCAGGATCAAAGCTTAATATTATTTTCAAATTACACCTTTTTAAGCCGCCACTGTCCACTAGGAGACATGCTTAATTGTTCCTGTACGATTGGAACAATTTGTATTCTGCCTGTTTCTATTTCAGGTTTATACTTAGATTTTATTTCATCTTGACTAATAGGTTCTTGATTTACTAGTTGATTATCAATAAGTACATGAAATTTTTGATTTGAATCTTCAGATTTAAATGCTAATTGATTTGTTTGAGATTTTACTTGGGCAATAGCACTTCTCATTGCAAATTGCTTTGCCTCTGGTGATTTTATTTGCTCTGCTACTTTTATTGGATTTTTTTTACTAGACGCAGCCATTGATGGTGTTTTAGGTTTTGGAATAGAAGGGCCGGGCATGCGCAGACTTGGCATTAGGTTTGCTTTTAATAAATTTAATTTTTCTTTAATTTCATCTAGCTTGTTCATAGTGTTTATTATATCACAATAGGGTTGATATATCATTTTTCTTAGAAACAGTTATTATATTATCAAAAAGAGCTTTAAATTCAGAGGAATGGTCTATTACTATTATTTGTCTATTCTTTGAAGACTCTTGCAAAAGCTCGAATATTCTTGATCTATTTGAAAAATCTAAATGATCAAATGGTTCGTCTAGTATTATTGGATTTAAATCTAATCCAGAATAAGAAATATAAGTATCTAATAAAGCAAGATCTATAGAAAGTGCTAGGTTTCTTCTCTCTCCTCCTGATAGAGCACCTACTGACATAGATTCGCCGTTTATTGTTAAATTATCCGACATTTTTGCAACAACAGAGCCAGATTTGTTTTCCTTAAATGTTTTAAGCTCATACGAGCAGTTTGGCCACGAAACTTGTAAATTTGAATTGATTTTATCATTAAAAGTATCAACAACAGAATCAAGTATATATGCCTGAATACCAGTTGGCGATACTATTTGAGAAACTGTCTGTAATATATTGATTTTATTTGTTGTTTCATTTTTTTCTTCTGATATTTTTAATAAAATATTTTGATTTTTAGTAATATTGTTTAATAAATTGTTTTGAAAATCTATGGATGACTTAATAGATTCAAGTTCTTGGTATTTTAATTTTATAAAACTTTTTAATTCTAAAAGTCTTGATTCTGTTTTAATATAACTATCTTTTAATTCTTTTATCTTATCTTGGCATTTGTCTATTATGTTTTTATAATCTTCTTCTTTGCTTAATGAAGATTCTAATTCTTTTATAGATTCTGTCATTTCTAATAGTTTATTTTTTTTATTTAAGTTCCAAGATTTTATTTTTGCCTCAAAGGACGAGGAATCGTGTCTGTAGAAATCTCCATTAACTATATCTATTGCCTGCGAACAAGATGGACAAATACCATCGCACAGGTCTTCTGGTGGTTGTTCTAATTCTATTTGTTTTAATTTTCTACGTAGAAGCTGAGAAGCTCCTTTGTTTTGAGTTATTTTATCAATTTCTAATTGAGTTTTGTTTTGAAGATCTATTATTTTAGAAATATCTGGTTTCTTTATTTTTTCTAAATCTTTTATTTTTATCAAAGTTTCATCTATGCATGTCGTATTTTTTTGCTGTGCTTTCAATAATGCATCAATGTTTTGCTCAGATTCTTTATATGTATTAATTTTTGCCAATATAGAAGACTCTTTAATAATAAGATCATTATTTTTTATATTTAAGTCTTTTATCTCTAAGTCTATGTTTTCTTTTATTTTAGAAAAATTATATGAATTAGTTAACCTAATAAAAAGATCCTTACGATCTGTATCATTTAGATCTAAGAAGCGTTGACCAAGACCTTGAGCAAAGTATTGAACCAATAAAAAAGTATCATAATCTAAAATTAAATCTTTATAAAATTCTTCTTCAGATATTTCTAAATTGTTTTTTGTAGCAAAAAACCTACCTGGTTTTGTTCTTTTAACAAAATAAATATCATTTTTCTTATGCAATATGGCACTACATGTTGAATTTTTACAGTTTTTACGTACAAAGCCAGATCCAGATATTCTAGGAGATTTGCCATATAAAATAAAAGATATAGCAGTAACAATAGATGTCTTACCTGCTCCATTTGCGGAATTTGTATCGTGATTCCATCCTTCTATTAAAAGAGTTCCATTATTTTTAAAGTCAATATGTGCTTTTTCTATACTTAAAAAATTTTCAATATCAATAGAAACGATTCGCATATCATCTCCTATGGGGAGGTTTTGTATGCATTTGAACATGACCTTTTTCGTCTATATACATCCATCCTTCTTTTAAACAATGTTCCATTGAATGCTCTTGGCATAGCCTTGGAACCAACACAGTCCAAAAGTGCTCTAAAGATCTTTCGTTAAGTATTTCTTTATTATTTGGATCTACTGATATATTTGTATAATCATCTATTTTTTCTTTAACAGAAGCAGAGGTTGTCATAGGAACATCTCTGTTCATAAGACCTCCGCAGTTGCATTCTATATTTAGAACATTAGATTTTTTATATAATTGTTTTTTATTTTTACAATCATCACATTTATATGTGTACTTAGGCATTATAAACTCAATCCCACACCTATTGAATATCTAAGTTTTGTTTTATCAACAAGATCAAGTCCAGACATCATGAATATATTACCAAGCACATGATAATGAACGTGTCCACCAATTGCATTATCAGAAGAATATCTCAAACCAAGACCTATTTTTTTAGAAGATGATATTTGTTTATTTTTTTCTTCTATATTTTTTTCTAGTTCTTTTCTATGCGATTTATTTAATTCAGAAATAGCTTGTCTATGTTTTGATTTTAAAACAAAAACCTCTTCTTGATGTTTCTCAAATAAATCTTGTTCTAATTTTTTAAGTTTTTCTGTTATTTCAATTTCATCTGTTATTATTATAATTTCTTCTTTTTTAGTACCATCTGGTAAAGTAGTTACTACTTTTTTGAATCTTTTTTTCTTTATTAATTTTTGATTTTCTGATTCTAATGTTCTTATTCTTTCTTGAGACATTGTTTCTATTTGTCTATGTTTTGATTCTAATTCATCTAATTTTTCTTGATTTACTATTTTAAGATTTGCTATTTCTGTTTGTTTTTGTAAAAGTTTAGATTCAAGTTCAACCACTTTATCATTAGATGGATAAAAAGCTAATCCAATTAGGATGCCAGAAAATACCAATAAAGCAGATCTTATGTATTGATTTGATAATATATATTTTAAAAATTCTAATGTCATTTTATTCTCCAGTATCTGAAATCATGTCTTTAAAAGCTGCTCTAGATACTTCTAATTGAGTTTCCAAATTATAATCTCTAGGAGAGACTACCAATCCACCTAGTGTTGTAAGCAAAGACGCCACAGATATAGCATTTCCAATTGCCACACGGTGAACTTTTGCAGGCTCTATTATCCCCGAAGAATACGGATTTGTATATTTATGATCAGAGGCGTCAAAGATAATAGAAGGCTTGCATTGAGAGTCCATGTTTTGTTTTATTTTTTCTATAGCTTTTTCAAGTTGATCTTCTTCTCCGCAATTTTGCATGAGTAATTTAAATGGAGCCATCAAAGCTTGACTCATTACATTCCAGGAATTGGGTCTATCTTTAATCGAAGAAATACACACCACAATCCCCAAATGCGTACCTGCTCCTCCAGCGACAATTCCTTCTGCGACGGCTGATCTAACAGCTTCGACAGCATCTTGAACACGATCTCTTCTTTCTCTAACTTCTGCATCGGTCATTCCTCCTACCCATACAGTTGATATTCCACCTGTTAATTTGCCAATAGATGCCCTTAAATGAGACCTATCATGCTCTGAGTGTGCATCATTTAATATGGCTTTTAATTCATTTACTCTATTTTCAAGAAGTTCAGAATCAGAATCACATTGTAAAAATGTTTCATAAGTATTTATACGAGCAGATGTAAAGTGTCCAAAATTATTTACATCAAATGAATTAGCAGTTGCGGGATTCATAACCATGGCCGACGTATACGCTGCCATGTCAAATAAAAACATTGTTCTTGAATTTGCCAATGAAGATTTTGGAACTATTACGGGAACAACTGAAACCCCGCCTTTTGATGTAACTAAAAACTTCTCAATAACAGGATCGGCAAAACCATGAGCCATTACTATTATTGGCCTTCCAAAATAAGATGGATCATTTTCTATAGCTGTTTGAATTGCTGCAGGAAGAACTAAGTCATTTAATGTTCCATCAAACAAGACAACGAGACCCTCATCCATTCTTACTCGTTGTCCTGCTCTGTCGTTTATAAAAGAAGTACCAATAGAACCAACATCACGAAGGCCAGATGTTACTATATATCCATCTATTGTCTCTACTCTCATCCCTCCGCCTTGATCTTCTTGTATTAAGACTGTCCCATCGTCTCCAGCTGCCAATACTGCTTTAACAACAACGTCTGCAATCTCATCATCTCCGTTTGCAGAGATCATCGCGACCTTTTTAAGATCTTCGTCTTTAACAGATATTGCTACATTTTTTAAATATGGAATAACTACTTTTTTATAACATTCTTTTAATTCATTTACAAATCTCTGGGGATTATATTTAGGGTTTTCTTTCATAAATTGCTTGCCAGCTTTAACTAATGCATCAGCTAAAACAATTGCAGTTGTAGTACCATCTCCCGCATCTCTTGCTGTATTTAAAGAGATTTCTTTACATGTATCTAAAACTATATTATGAGAAGCACTAGGCAATCCTAATGCTTTAACAACAGTTACTCCATCCTTGGTCACTAGAGGAGGAAGACCTTCTCTTTCAATCAAGACTGGTCTTCCTCCTGGTCCTAAGGTTCTTCCAGCTATTTCTGCTATTTTAGAAATAGTTTCTAAAACTATTTTTTCTAGATCATTTGATGAAGAAATAATATCCTTAGTCTTGGACTTCACGTATAGCATCTTGTTCCTTTCTCTTAAAATCATCAACTATTTTTTGATATTGTTTTGTTTTTCTTTTATCAGTTTCAAATCCAATTAAAGAATGACCCATTGTAAGACAGGCTTTTAATATTGCAGAATTGCCCATAAATGGATCAAAAACAGAACTGCCTGGAAGAAGATCTGACATTCTAATTAGCAAAGTAGCGAGATCATCTGAGCAACTTTCATCTAAAGATCCTGTTTCGACCAGCCACGTATTCCCAACACAGGAAGTTGAGTCATCTAGCATTAAATATTGTTTTATTGGAGATCTGTCTATCTTCCAAACATCACCATTACAAAAAAACAAAACATAATCATGAGAATTTACTAAATTATTTTCTGATCTTTTTCCAGGTAACCAAGTTTTTTCTATAACAATATTATCAATATGATTAAAACCAACTTTTGCCATTTCGCTTCCAATTTCAAAAGGTCTAAATTTACATTCCATCGGAGCGTAGCATATAAGAAAAACTATTCCATTTGGTGCCATAGAATTTTTTAATTTATTGGCTAAATTTTTCATAAAATCTACTGAATACCCATCTCTTTTTCTTATAGGTACTCTAGTTATGCAGATTTCAACTGAATGAGGCCATATAGAAGAATTGTCCATAGGATCTGTGTTAAATATTTTAATTGATGAATTAAAAAGACAAGACATTCATTTACCTCAATAAAGTAAAAATTAATAACCTCTGTCTTGTCTAGCAAAATTTTCTGCATTCTTTGTATAGTAAAGCTTCCACATTGTATCTGCATCTACGCCTACTAATAAACAAATATTTATCATAAAATGCATCATATCGCATACTTCATAATATGTTTCTAATTTTTGTTCTTCGGAAATCCAATCTGTTTTTTGTTCATCAGAGTATTTTTTCCATGCTTTCCATGGAAGACGTTCTAATAATTCAACATATTCTGATGTTAAAGAAGTCCAATTGTCCTTTATTAAAGATACTTTTTCATGAAGAGTCATTTTAGAAAAATCTTGACCAAGACGAAGTTGTAGAGATTTTTGCATTTCAAAAATCTTATTTAAAGATTGTTGATCGTGTTCTAATTTAGGGACTTCTTGATTCCAAAGTTTAGCACATTTGTTTTCTGGATTCATTTAAAATCTCCTAAGTAAATATAATGGGCATTTTATACACTTACCCTTGTGTGCACGTCTTTTCTATTTGTGCTCGGTTGCTGCGTCTGAGGTCCGCTTTTAAGCCTGACCAAACCCATAACAAGGTCCTAAAACATATCCAAGCCAACGGATCTTGCGATGAAAAGACCAGAACACACATAACCTATCAGCTTTCATTGGAGCACCGATGCCCCATGTCTCTAACATTTTTTTCTAGCTCCAAGACGACGGAAGCCACCAAGAGGGATGTATCTTGATAAATGTTATTCTACCAATTTTATATTAGACGTAATTTCTTGATAAAAAGAAATACGTTGATTAGCATGTCTACTTAACATAGTAGATCCAGCTGGGATATAATCTAAAATTATAACATGATTTTTTGTATCTGTTTTTCTCAGACCTCTACCTACGGCTTGTAAAACGGCTCCTTTAGATGCACTAAAATTAGCTAATATAAGAATATCTACATTTCTAGTATCTGTTCCTTCTGATATTTTTCCATCTGTTCCAACAAGACCAGGAATAAGACCTTTGTTTAATTGATCGACATATTCATTTGATTGTTTATCTTCACCTTGAGCAAAAGGAATTTTTAGAGCTTTTGATAAAGATTCTCCATGCTCAACCTCATCTACTAATATAAGTACTGATTTGTTTGCTTGTATAAAGTTTTTAGCATCTGATTCTATTCTTGATGTCATTTCTTTTGAATTTAAAACATGATTTTTATATGATTTTAATTTGTCATCTTTAAAATCAAAACCTGTTGTATTTACTTTTCTAACTATAAAATATGGTTGAGCTAACCAGTTATTTGCAATTCCCCATGCTGCATCTCTTTTAACCAATATGTCTCCACAATCTGCTGTTATCATGACATCTTTACCATCAGATCTAAAAGAAGTGGCAGTTAATCCGTACATACGTCCAACATGCGACAATCCCTGTGATATAGAATAAAAGGTATTGGCAGGACAATGATGACATTCGTCAAATATAACTAAACCTAAATCAAATTTCTTTATTTTATCTATGTGATTATTAGCAGATGCAGCTATACATACGGTTATATCTGAAGGTTTAAATTTACTATCGCCTATAAAACCAATTCTATTCTGACCAAATGCAAGAATTAATTCGTCTTTAAATTGATTTGCAACAGAGTTTGATGGACATATTATAAGTGTCTTTTTTTTTAGTGTTCGTATTAAAGATATTGCTGTTTTAGTTTTTCCAAGACCTGTTGCAAAGTTTATTATGCCTCGCCAATTTGATACTGCTATGTCGATGGCTTCTTTTTGATAATCTCTCAATTCAAGTAAATAAGAACCACTTGCCCACGGTAGGGCAATGTTTGAACCTGTTTCGTATCTTGAATCAATAATTTCAACAGATTTAATTTTAGATACTAAGTCAATAACATATTTAGCAAAACCAGATGGGACAAAAATAGTATTATCAACTTTTTCAATTAAAGATCCATTAACTTCATTTATTAACTTTTGATAAAGTTTAGATTTTATTGAAAATGGATTTTTTTGCATTTTTTTTATTTGATATTGTTTTGACTTATCTGTATAGGTTAATTTTTTAATTAAATCCGATTCTATTTCTTTATCTGGATCGTCTATCCTTATTACATGATTAAGGATTTCTATTCTCATGGATTAAATCTCGTGGTATAATTTAATTATGTTTTTATAATGGAGGTTATACGAAATGTCTACAGATCGTAAAATAGAAACCGCAATGTACTGGTGGCTAAGTAAGCGTCGTCCATTTTTCATTGGCGATGAATATAAAATCGAACTTCAAGCTATGGACAAAAACACTGGATGTGTTCGAATCTTAATTACAAATCTAAAAACAGGCAAGCAAGAAGAAATCTCTCAGACTCAAGAAGAGAATAAATAATGGAAAATCTTGCAAGACTCGGACGAATATGTCTGATCTGCAAGGCTCATAAGAAAAACGCCAACAGAACTCTTTATTGGCATAAAGACAAAGACACTCAAGAAATATGGGTGTGGTGTCAAGGCGTATGTCAAAGAGGCTACTCTATATTTGAGTATTGTCATGTTTCTGGCGTTTCTTTATCAGAGCTATTAAAAGCAGATCTAAATTTCGAAGAAGCTGGCAACAACGAAGTTAATGCTATTTCGTGGCCAAAAAGATTTGTTAGTCTATCAGATCCGTCATCAAATGACGGTTTAATTTATCTTAATAAGAGAAAAATTAAACCTACAAATGATCTTTATTATGATAAAGAATGGAATGGAATAGTTTTTCCATATTATTATGAAAACACTTTTGTAGGCGCACAAATACGTTTAATATCTCCATGGACAATGGAAGATGGTAGTGAGGTAAAAATAACAACATTACCAGGCACAAGACTCGGTTATCTTTTTTATGGTTGGAATCAAGGACAGTTTTTGTCAAATATAAAAGCTATAGTTATCACCGAAGGTGCTTTTAATTCAATAAGTCTTCAGCAGTCATTAAACCAATTATATGGTGGTTTTTTAAAAAATCCTTTTAAATGTATAGCTACAAGTGGCTCTGGATTAAGTGAACATCAATCAGATAAACTTAAAGAACTTATAAACCTTGGTTATAAGGTAATTGCCGCACCCGATAGTGATCAAGCTGGTTTTAAAATGCTTGATAAAATGAGAAATAAAAATTGCTGTACTCATTATGCTTTAATTGATGAAGATAACAAAGATTGGAACGATCTTTTAAAAAATGGCGAAGAAGAATTAGCTAAATTCTTTTTAGAAAAAGTTAAAAGATCATAGAGGTTTTTATGATTGATTTTAATATTGTAACAAGCACCTTAAATCAAGGTGCTTTTTGGATGGTTAATAAAAAAATAGCAAAATTATTAAAAAGTAATGACGCAGCTCTTTTATTAGCCGATCTTCTTTCAAGAAGAGACTATTTTAAAAACCATAATGAATTAGATTCAGATGGCGGTTTTTTTGTTCTTTCTGATCAAATAGAAATGGATCTTAATCTATCTAAGGAAATGAGACAGCAAGCTACCAAACTACTTCAGACCATGAATCTTGTTCATATAGTGAAAAAAGGTCTTCCTTCAAAAAATTTCTATTATATTCAAGACTCTAAGATTTTAGAGATGCTAGGAGATGATAAAAAGTCTAATAATTTTCAGTGGGCTGAAAAAGCAGCCCAGTACAGGGATGAAAAAGACGCCCAGTACTGGGCTGAAAAAGCAGCCTCTAATAAGAATAAAGAGAATAAGAATAGAGAGGAGAGAGAAGAAAATAAAAATTCAAAAGAAGACAAACCGTCAATTAGGGCGATTTTAGCTTCTTGGAAATCAAATCTTCCGCCGCGACCACCTTTTGACTTAAGAAGATCTTTGTTAGAAGATTTATTAGAAACAATTCGCACACATGGATATGGAGAGAACGATCTTCCTAGAAAATTTAGAGAAGATGCCCTATCTCCTTGGATAGGACCTAAGAGTAAGGACATTGCGGTAAAACTCGCAACAGATGATTATGAAATTGCGATGGCCGTGTTAACACCCGTAGAAATCAAACATGCTCCTGAGAAGAAAGCATCAAAAGAATCACAGAGACAGCCTCAGAAGAACGGAGAATTATCTTTGGATGCCGCGATATCAATGTTGTCAGAAGATTCAGCTATTGAGTCTATAATGCGCGAGTTTAAGAAGTTGACGGGAGACAACAATGACTGATGCTGTTAAACTAATGTCTCGTGCTGAGTTATATGAAAAAGAACAAAAAATTAAACAAGCTAAAATAGAAGCTGAAGTAAATAAATTTGAAGAAGCAGAGAAGAGAAATAAAAGATTGAGAGATTTTTCTCTCTCAGAGATAGAGGCAAATAAAGGTGCTGAACATGCGAAAAAGATGATCGGCGTTCTAGAGAGAGACGCTGCTCTAATTAGGCAGAGTGTAACTTTTATTAATCCAACTTTGTCAGCAGTTTGTCCATTATGTCCCGGTGCTTTGTATTTAATAGGTGCAGCATCTGGTACTGGTAAATCAACAACAACAGCAGCGATTGCGCACGCCTTGATGAAGCAGGGAAAGAAAACATTCGTAATCTCAAACGAAGAGACAGCTGCAAAAATATATGCACGAATTGCATGTGCAGAATTAGGTATTGATTTTAATCAATATGTTCAAGATAAGTTGCCAGCATCTATTCGCAAAATGGTAGCTATGGAAATTATAAAAATAGAACCAAATATAACTATTGCAGATGATCCTGTTGGATCTACGACAATAGAAGCAATAGAAAAACTATTGCATGAAATAGATAGGTCCGGTTCGTATTCTTGTATAGTTATAGATTTTGCTCAACGAATTGTTAAATCAGTTAAAAATCCAACTATAGAAAGAACTATGGCTTTATATAATTTTAAAGACATGATAACTGATTACGCACAACATGCAAAAACACCCGTAGTATTGATGACACAATTGGTTCCATTAAATTCAGACGAGACCGAAAGAAACTTTGAACAACGTGTTAAATGGGCAAGAGGTCTATATGAAGCAGCAGCAGCTGTCATAGAAGTAATAAAGGTCAAAGGTATGCCTGTTTCTAATTTCTATCTTGCAAAAGGTCGATTCTTTAAGAATGAAGTTACTATATCATGTAAATACGAGAACGGCATGTTCTCACATGTTACAAAGGAAGAGTTAAAGGATCTTCGAGATAAGATGAATCTAGATAAGTTAAAAGAATTAACTTCAAGTATTGAAGATAAAATATCAAACACAGAGGATATTATATGAGTTGGACAAGCAGAGACTCTGTAAATAGAATGATAAAAAGAAAGATGGAAAGAAATAAAATCGCTAAAGAAAATACTAAAAATGAAGATATTGAAAGTCATATATATCAAACAATAAATCATATAAACGATCTTTTAATAAAAAGTAACAGAATACAACCAAACAGTCTTTGGATAATTAGACAAGGGATATATGAGTTTTGCAAAGATCTTGAAAGAAGACTACATGTGATTGATTATGAATCTAAGATGGTTTTAGATTTTACAGAATCAGAAATAATATATGATATGAGACTTAAAGGCATAAATATAATCTGGGGAAGAGATTATGTTGAAAAAAACAATATAGAAGAAAATCTGTATATTGATATAACTTGGGGATTGTTAAAAAGCTACTGAGCAACTAAAAACTGTTGATCTTCTTTTTTAATCACAGACATGGGTCTGATTGTTTCAAGTATATTAGAAACAGCAGTTGTTGTATCTTTGACTATAATATTACTCATGAAAGTTCTCCATTGATTAGTATTGTTATACTAACAAATAAACACATTAAACATATTGTAAATAATTAAACATTTAATTTAATATCAATGCCAGATTCTTTTTCCATATCCTTTTTTTGAGCTAAGATAAAATCAGTATCAAGTTTCACATAGCATTTAGACCATTCTGGTATCTCTTCAATAGATCCATCTTTTTTAAAGATAATTAACTTATCAATTTCTTTATTATAAGAATGACCAGCTGCTTGTATTTTTTTCCAAAACCAAGATGTCATATGCTTAAACTTAATTTTATATTCCATTATGCAACCCGCATGACATAAACAACATTGAAATAGTTGGGACGAATATCGGCGATTGTACCTTGCGTAATTGTCGTAGTTACGGTGGCTGAGTTCCATGTAATTGATTCTGATGACGAGTTAACATTAGTTACATTAGCAGGTGTGATAATAACAGAAGAAGTAGATGCAATAGCACCCGCACTTCCACCAACATTAGTTTCACCATAATATCCACGACCATTTTGGTTTGTATTCATAGTAAAGTTTAGTTGACCAAACGTACCACTCTCGTTTGTGTATCCCCAGAACGGCAATTTATGAAAATGTGCGTTTTGATTCGTATTCATTACGTTTTTATCGAAACTTGCGGCAATTCCCGTGGTCGTTTTTGACGTGGAACCGCCCGTGCCTCCTATAGCCGTTGATCCATGCAAAAAACGATCGTCGGTTAAGTTGGGCAAGTTTGCCGCAAGCCCAGCCGCACTTCCTGCGGGTTTTTCTTGACCATTGCATAGTGCATAGCCATCTTTGATTGCACCATTCGCCGGCAACGCCCATGCTCCCGCATCACCAATAGCCAAAATTGTTCCAATTGGAACAAGACCAAGACCCGTAAAAGTATATGTACCAGTTGGATCGCTATAACTACCTAATAAAGATTTATCTGCCATTTTATTTCTCCTTATTCAACCCAACATACTATTACTATTCCAGAGGAGCCATTTCCGCCTGTAGAATAATTAGTTCCACCACCGCCTCCGCCGCTTCCGTATCCGGTTCCATTGGTAGCTGGATAGTAAAAATAATTATAATTAGGATATCCTGTATAAACGGTATAAGCTCCATGTCCACCGCTTCCAGTATAGCCGCCACCGCCGCCGCCACCGCTTGCCGAAGAATAATTTGCTCCACCACTACCGCCTTCAGAATTAAAACCTCTTTGCCCATCTTGAGCCCTAGTGTTCCATGAACTTACATTGTACATAGGCTCCCAATCAGAACCAGCACCGCCATCTCCTCCTCCTGCTGTTCCATTTGGAATCCATAATACATATCGTCCACCTTTTCCTCCTAGAAAAGTAACAGAAGACCCAAATGAAGAAGATCCTCCGTTACCTCCATTAGACGAAGCATTAAAACCACTAGATCCACCTCCACTTCCCCCCACCCCTATTATGATCGAGTAGAGCTGACCCGGTATGGTAGAGGAAATATATGATTGAAAACCAGATCCTCCTCCTCCCTGTGGACCTTGTGAACTTGACTGAGCTCCACCTCCACCTCCCCCTCCTCCGCATCCAAAAACTAATACAGTATCAACACCAGCAGGACACGTCCAATTTCCATTAGATGTGAAAGTCTGAGTTCTTATTTTTGGACGAGTTACCCAAGAAGAAGTCCCATCTCCGCCAGAGGATAAAATCTGTAAAAGAGAACCTGCTCCAACAGGAAGAGCAAAGGGTGCACTTACTAAATTTTTACTAGCATCCGCCTGAACAGCTCTGGATGCGGTTAATCCAGTTATCTTTGCTCCAGTTAAAGATGGACTAGACACCGCAGCAATGTCTTGTGAAAAATCAGTAATTATCCATTTGTTAGAACTACTTGTTATCTTTAAAACCTCCCCAGCTGACAGGGCTTTAGATATGGTCCCATCTCCAAAAGTATCGCTTCCGCTTCTATTGACTGTTAAACCAATACCAGAATTCATGTTTGATTTAATGATATAAGAAACACCCGAACCAGAAATAATGGGAAGAGTAAGAGAATAGGTACTGCTTCCGGATGCTACAACCATATAATCATTAATAGTCAACGAGTATGCAGATGTTACTTCTCTATAATTAGTTGTTATATTAGAGGTGTTTACTGTTAAAGGAAAACTTGTTCCTATTGCGGGTGCATTTAATGCATAAACTATATTTCCACTTACCCATCCATCCATTGTAGGAAGTATTATTTGAATAACACCTGCGGGTGTGATGGTTATAGAAAAACCTAGTGGAGGAGTATCGCCCGTTACTTGACGAGCCATGTCATAAATATTTGAACTATTTTTAATGAATTGAGCTTGTACATAAAACTTATAATCCGTATTGGCGTCTAAAGTTACAAATCCAACTAATTCGCCTCCATCATATCCACTTACATTTTGAATAACAGTTGTAGATTCAACAGACGAAGAACCTGTTAAGTTCACTTGTGTTCTTAAATTTGGACTGTCATAAACACTTCCAACAACGATTCCAAGTTTAGGAGATATTGCAAATGAAGTTGCACCAAGTGCCTGACCTAGCTCTACCCTCATTCTTCCAACAACAGTTGGAGCAGTTGTAGTTACCCTACCTGCAGTAGAATCGCTTAAAAAATATTTTGAACCCGGAGTCAATGCAACTCCTGCATTTTCAGCTAGTATGCTTCCAACAACCCTTCCATCGGTTGTTAATTCAAAATTATTAGTATCTACTATTTTAGAAACCATTCCGACAACATTAGATGTGTTAGAAACAGTAGCTAATGCTTTCTCATATTGAGAACCGCTATAATACAGAACATCGCCAATTACAAAATTATGATTTGATTTATTAACTCTAACTATATTTGCATCTGCGCCTGCATTAGTGTTTCCAGTAAATTGATATATGTGTTCACTAGAGACATTTCTAATTGTTCCACCTTCATTTTTTAAAACAACAATTCCAATTGGAAAGGTAGAAGAATCAGATGCCGGAATGGATGCTAAACTTTCCGTCACAGACTCCGTTGTTCCAAAAGAAAGAACAATCTTACCATCAGAGTCTAATGATACAATCATTTTTCTAAAAAAACCAGATGTTATATTTAGTGTATAAGTTACACCAACTGGAAAAACACTACCCGTTATATTTCCACCACTTGTGCTTGGCAATTGAAAGTTTCCACCAGTGAAAGATGGAATCTTGTCTTGTAAGGGTGGTATTGATTTGTTTCTTTTATGACCACTTGATCCATCTGCGGTTTGTACTTGATATGAATCTATGTAAACATATCTTGTTCCTGGAATATCAGCTCTTAATCTTAGAGGTGGAGTTAGTTCATCATTAACAAGATTTAATATAGTATCAAGACGAAGATCTGTCTCATTACTAACCTGATCTAATGCTGCTCTCTGTCTCGATTGGCGATTATCTAATTTATTATTTATAGTCATCTCAACCTCTTATTATAACCAAAGGGAGACGACAAGTACTTATGGCACTAATATCACAACTTGTTAACTCCCCAAGTGTGTGTCTTTATTATCATATCACAATAATAGTTTATTCCATATCGGACTTATTTTTTTGTTTGATACCAACTTGACTAAAAATACCTTCTGCAGCATTACCAAGAGCCAAAGATGTTGCAATCATAACCATTGCTCCAACAACATCTGCCTTTACAACCAATCCTAATATTAATAAATAAGTCATTGATACAATTGCTATTAATGTTCTTCTTGAGTATAATATTTTTAACATTTTTAACCTAATATAAAATATTTTAATGAAGTAGAAATATTATTTTTATCAAGAACGATAAAATGTGTTTTTGAATTGTTTTTATATGTAGTAAAACTACCACTTATATAAATATAATTATTATCTAATAAAATAGATGAAACTTGAGCACTAAACCCACTAGTTGTACTAAAACCAGTACCAGATGCATCTACTTCTGCTGCTGTTGTTTTATCTATTTTAACAATTCGTTGTCTAGTGTTAGATAAATATGAGGTAAATAAACCACCAATATATAAATTATTACCATCTATTGCAATCAAGTTAACTGGATTATTAAATTTTGAACTAGCACCAAAAGATTCTAAAATAGCTGTGTTTTTATTTATTTTTGCAAGATTGCTTGTTATGATAGTTGATAATCCATCCATGTATCCGCTAAAACCGCCGCCAACATATATATTATTTCCATCTATAAGTAAACTTGTAACATAATCAGTAAAACCATAAGAAACAATTGGATCGAATGGAGACGAGAGATCAACGTCTCCGCCTTTACTAAAACCAGTACCAGATGCATCTACTTCTGCTGCTGTTGTTTTATCTATCTTGACTATTCTTCCTCTTACTTTATTTTTGTAAGCTGTAAACACACCACCCGCATATAAATTATTTCCATCTAACAATATCGATCTTACTGTATTGTTAAACCCACTAGTAGTACTAAAGCCAGTGCCATTGGGATCTACTTCTGCTGCTGTTATTTTATCTATTTTAACAATTCGTTGTCTAGCGTTTTCTTTGTAGAAAGTAAACTGACCACCAACATATAAATTATTGCCATCTAAAGCCAATGTATATATACTAGAACTAAATCCACCAGAAATATCAAAAACAGGATCAATTGCTGCTGTAATTTTGTTTATTTTAGCTAAATATTGTCTATCATTTGACGAATAACCTGAAAAAGAACCACCAACATATAGATCATTTTCATTTACAAGTATTGAAAGAACGCTACTATTAAAACCACTAGATGTATTAAAATCAGTATCTATTAATGATGTTTTTTTATTTATTTTAACAATACGAGAACGATTAAAAAAATTATCTAATTTATAAGTGGTAAAAGAACCACTAACATACAAACCATATGGTGTGCTTGCCATTGAATAAACAGCATTATTAAACCCACTAGTTGTACTAAAACCAGTACCAGATGCATCTACTTCTGCTGCTGTGTCTTTGTTTATTTTAACTATATGCCCTCTGGTGTTTCCTTTATAGCTGCTAAAAGCTCCACCAACATATAGATTATTGCCGTCAACCATCATGGTTTTAATTTGAAAACTAAATCCACTAGTAGTACTAAAACCAGTACCAGATGCATCTACTTCTGCGGCTGTTGTTTTATCTATCTTGACTATTCTTTCTCTTACTTTATTTTTGTAAGCTGTAAACATACCACCTGCATATAGATTGTTTCCATCTAATAATAATGAATTAACAGAGGAATCAAATCCACTAGTAGTACTAAAACCAGTACCGACTGTATCCACTTCAATAGCTGTGTCTTTATTAATTTTAGCTAAACGATTTCTTGTTTGTCCTTTATAGCTGCTAAAAGCTCCACCAACATATAAATTATTGCCATCTAAAGCCAATGTATATATACTAGAACTAAATCCACCAGAAATATCAAAAACAGGATCAACTGCTGCTGTGAGTTTATTAATTTTAACTAAACGATTTCTTGTTTGTCCTTTATAGCTGCTAAAAGCTCCACCAATATATAAATCATTTCCATTTAATAACATCGAATAAACACTAGAATCAAAACCAGTAGATGTATTAAAAGAACCATCATATGCACCAGTTGTTTTGTTTATTTTAACCAAACCTTGTGCCATTATATTATTATATCTATTAAAACTTCCACATATATATAAATCATTCCCATCTAAAATAATTGAAAAAACATTATTATTAAAGCCGTCTCCAGGATCAAAAACGGAATCTAATATTCCAGTTTGGATATTAATTTTAGCTATGCGATTTCTAGTTACATTATTATAACTAGTAAAACTTCCACCTATATACATATACTCGCCATCTATGGCGTAAGAATTAACATCTCCATTTAAATATGATCTAACTACAGAATTAACTAAAGATCCATCTAATTTATTAATTAATGCATTTCTATATGATTTTGTAAGTGTTGTATTAATTATATTTGTAAAATCACCACCAAGATAAATATGCTGATCGTCTTGTGTCGAGCAATATATACTTCCATTAAATAATAAATTACTATAATCTTTTTGAAGCAATTTACTCAAAGATCCGTGCATGGTTGGTATAGAAAACATAATATTTTCTCTTTATATTAAAATGTAACATTTCCAGAGATATTAAAAACATTAAAAGCATAACTCATTACCGAAACAGAACCATGTTGTACACTTATTTTTAAACCATTTACAGAATTTAACGTTGTACCGCTTGCAACAAGTGTAACCTGGCCTGCTCCAGTTTGTATTATCATACAATTAAAACCAACAGATAAACCAGATGGTATTGTTAGATTTACTGGAGAAGAACTATCCATTACAATTACTTTTCCATTATCTAAAGAAGTAAGAGTATATGATGTTGTTTTTGTATTAACCGATGATGGATTCAATGCATAACCAGCTGCTGCTACAGTATCTGTAGATGCAATGGTTCCACTTGTTCTCCATTCCAATATTCCTGCACCATCTGTTGCAAGCACCTGGCCTATTGTGCCATCTTGGGAAGGAAGTGTCCATGCTGTATCTGCATTTATTAAATCAGGTGCTTTAAAGGAAACATAATTATTACCATTAGCAGCTAATTCTTTTAATCTTATAGAGCCCGAAGATCCACTAGAACTGCCAATAGGATCTGCGATTATTGGTTTTGCAATTGAATCTGGAAATTGAGATAATGTTAATTTGCTATTGATATCAAGTGTAGCAATGCCAGATGCTGCTGCTTTTTCAGATATTGAAATTGCATAATTCTTCATAGCAGAAACAGATGCAGATTGATCTGTTTGTGTTCCAGAGGTTGAATTAACAACTGCAGCTGTTTTTGCTCTAGCATCTGTATAGTAAAGACCAGATGGATCTTCTGGTATATTTGCAGTTGTAAGATTTGGCAATTGAGATAATGTTAATTTGCTATTGATATCAAGTGTAGCAATGCCAGATGCTGTTGCTTTTTCAGAATTTAAAATATAATTATTTAATTGAGACGTTAAAGCAATCGTGCCCGTTAAATCTGGAAGCGTTATTGTTCTATTTGAAGTTGAAGATGAAACAATTTCTGTATTAAAAGCATTATTAGAAGGTGTTATTTGAATAGTTCCGGTTTTAGCTGGAGATTTTATTTCCCAGCTATTTCTAGAATTTGCAACATGAACATAACCAGTTATAATCCCACCCTCTTCAACATGAACACCAGAACTTTCACCAGAGGCAACTGGCCCACCAACATTTAAATTTATATCTTTATCGGTTACATTTAAATTTGAAACACCAACATACGTAAGCTCTCCATTGATATTTACAGTATCGCCAGCTGCTCCGATATTTATAGTAGATGTTCCTGTTCCCGTTCCTATATTTATAGAACTAGCATGAGAGCCTGTTCCTATATTTACAGAGTGAGTATAAGAAGTTGTTCCAATATTTAATTCAGAATTATCAGAAGTAGATTCAATGCCAGATCCATTAGAAAAAGTTAAATTACCAGTTATAGAATCGCCGCTTTTGCTAACCAAAGCAGAATCTGCCAATGTTCTATTGGAAGTTTCAATACCAATTTCACTATTTATATAATTCTTCATAGCAGAAACAGATGCAGCTTGATCTGTTTGTGATCCAGATGTTGAATCAACAATCGCGGCTGTTTTTGCTCTAGTATCTGTATAGTAAAGACCAGATGGATCTTCTGGTATATCTATAGTAGTAAGATTTACGTTTCCAATTTTTTCATTAACAGAATAAACAGCTCCAATAGAATTCCACACTGTGTCGTTGTATATATATAAAAAACCATTTACTAAAGCACAATCACCTGGCTTTGGATTTGAAATTGCATTTAATGAAATTAAATCTGGATACGATGGTATGTTTAATCCACTTTTTATATTTATAAAATTATCAGCCATCGCTTTTCTCCATTAAATCAACAGTGTTGATAAGTCAAATTTAATATTTTTATCTTGAGAAACTGGATCAGAAAAAGTTAAAGAACCACTATTATCAATTGCAATTGTTATATTAGTAGAATCTCCAGCTGTTGTTTGACTCATTTTCCAAGATACTCCATTATTAGAGCCAACTAAATGAAAAGTTTCTGCCTTATTAACTGAAGATATAAATATCGATACCTGTCCTATAAAACTCCTATAAACCAATGGATCTATTGTTGCTATTGTTCCAGATGCTAAATTACTAGACATCTGTCCTAATATATTTGGATTTTTATCTATCCAAACAAGAGAACCTAGTCCATCAGTTGATATTATCTGATTATTAAGTCCAGATGTAGATGGAAGTTTTATTGTTACATTAGTAAGCATTGAATCAGATGCTTTTAATAAAACAGAGTTTGGAGAAGAACCAGTTTCGTTAAATCTAATACCGCCGTCTTCAATTGACACACCGGCGTTTGAATTATAAAATTTTGCAGTTCCATTTACATTTAAATTATAGTTTTCTCCTGGATCGGTGTTTCCAATTTCTATTTTTCCAACTATTTTAAGAGCAACATCAGATCCCCCGTCTATTAAAACAGGTAAACCAGGAATTGTTGTTATTGATCTTTCATTATCATATGCATCTTGTAAATCTGTAAAATTTGTTACATTTGAGAAATAAACACCACCAGTAGATGCTATTCTAAAAACTAAAACATCTTCTTCTACTAAGTTTTGATTTATAATTATCTGGTCTGCTAAATCAAAATTAGACGTCGAGGGGTCTTCGTCCCAGTCAATTGTTCTAACTAATTTTTGACCATTTAAATAAACCTCTAATTGACCAGCTCCTTTTGAGTATGCTTGAGGTTCGTTATTATTTCTAGAATCATGTGGAAGTTTTATTAAAGAACCTAAAGAAAGTCCGCCGATACCTATTATCTTTTTTTCTTCATATATGTTGCCAACGGCAGATGTGTGATTAAGAGTAGAAAGAACTAAATTATCTAAAGCATAGATTACAAAAACGTCCTCATCAACAGGGACATCTGCTTTATTTGTTATATACAAGGTACCATTTGTATCGCTGTCTTGATATGTTGAGCTTGTATTAATATTGTTGAAAGTCTTACTATTAACTCTATTAATTCTTAACCAGACACATTGTCCATTTGATAATGTTCTAGTTGCTTGTGAAAGTGCATTAATAGCAGATACATTTATGGTGTTATCTGAAGAAGATCCGTTTATAGATACGGTAATTATGCCGCTTGAACTGTTGTAATAAAAATAACCGCTACTAGATGTTGTTTTTGTAAAAGAAACACCAGCCTTGTCTATTACTGTGATATTTTTATTCTGAGCATTCTCATGATCATTAGATGTCCATGAGCTAGAATTTTTTATCTCAACACCTTGCCATGAGTACACTGATGTGTCGCTGAATCTATAAAATAATATTATTTTATTTTCATCTAGCAAAAATGGATCGTACAGGGTTTCTACAACTGGAATTATAGTAGAATTGGACTCTCTATTAATAGAAGCAACTAATGCTTGATTTGTTGATAAATTAAAAGAATCTGGAATATCAATTATTTGTTTTGGTGATCCGGGTTTTTCTATATATAAATTGCCATTTGAGCTTATTATTTGATCTGATCCAGATGTTTCGTTTCTAAAAGTAACTCTTCCATGTGTTATAGATCCACGATCTTGTACTCGATCTGCCATCATGGATGTCAATCTAGAAAGTCTTCTTGTTACGCTATCTGTAGATTCTGAATTGAAATTTTGAAAACCTTGAAGAGTGTTATCTGTAGTAGGAATTGAATAAACTGGAGAAGATTGAGATAACGAATCCATGCCAATAAATCTTAATATATTGACACTATCTGGCTCATTGATATCAATAGATTCTCCTTGGATAACCTTAACAGCTCCAAATTCTGTTCTTAAGTTAATTCTAGCACATGAAGCCACGCCTTGATTTACAATTCCAATAGTGGGTGCGACATATGTAGTATTTGAATCATATGGAATTTGAAATTGAGTATTGCTTAATACATTTATTTTATAATAACCAGAATTATAACTATCATAGTTAGTTCCGGTTGATGTAATTTTAATTGTTTGATTTGATTCAAATCCGTGATTTGCAGATTCTAGCAATATGCCACCAGATTGTCCATCAGAGTATCTTTCTTTAGTAGTTACAACAGCCCAACTAACTGTAATATTAGATAAATTTGTAGTTATTGCTGTTTCTATTATTACAACAGTAGAAGATTGAACCTCTACTTGATATAGTCCATTATATGCTGCTGCATTAGATACTACAATCCTATCTCCATCAGACAAACCATGATTAGATGCAAATTCTAATTTTGCTCTTTTTCCATCTGACTCTTTTATATTAACATTTGTTAAATAAACAGGGGTTATAGATTGTATATTTTGCACAGTATCTGATCTATTTGCCAACCAGTAAAAACCACCACCAAGAAGCCACATTGTTGAAGTGGATCTATTTGCTTTTTGTATATCAAGATTTTCGTACACGCCTCTTGTATACACAGCTGGAACAGAGGTTTCAGTTGTTCCTTGATATGTCGAGCTAAGTTTAACAGATCTAGCTAGATTCGCAGACTCTCCAGCTCCGCTTGCTAAATCTTCGGTTGTATAAAATTCTTCTACTCTTAAGTATAAATTATCATTATCACTATTTTTCTTTACCCAATCACCTTTTTTTAAATTGGAAAAAGAACCTTGTATTCCATTAATATAGTTTTTATTATTTTCAAAACCAACACTTGTGTTAAATGAATTTATTTTTTCATTTCTAATCATTTGCACAAACATAACTTCATCATTGTCGAGCGTTATACCTGTTGCGTTTGATCTTATTATTATCTCTCTTGGGTCGTTCATTTTGCGATAAATAATATCTTCTGACCATGTTACTTTTCCAGCTACACTAGAATCATGTGTCCATTGACCTTTTGATTTTATTGAACTTCCTACCGTGTCATCAAAAAGATTAAGTAAACTTATAGCAGCAGACGATTCATACCAATATGTTGTTCCAGAAAGTTCTAATATTTTAGTCATTACAACATCCATCCATTCTTTTAATGAAAAGATGTTTTTATCTCCTCCAAAAAACGGAGATGGCGCAGATGTTCCTGCCACAGAAATAGGCGGCTCGTCTCTTGTATATGTTAAAGATGGCAGTGATCTAAAAGAAAATTTATTTGTTGGATCTGGAGACACGCCTCCAGATCCAAGTCTAAACATCATATTTCTACAGTCTATTATTTCTTTAATGCTGGATCCGTCTTTTACTATTTTTGCTATTGGTATTGTCCCATCTGGAAAAGTTGAAACAGATACATTAATATCTACTTTTAATACAGATTGAGTATTGACTATTTGATTAAATTCACCACCCTCTCCACTGTTTAAGTCAACATCCCAAAAAGCTCTTGTATCTTGAGCATAGCCCTCTGATGAGAGAGTTAGATAGACATAATTTGTAGAATTGTTTTTTAAATCAGGGACAAGTGGAGTTGCTAATGGATGTCCTTCTTCCAATCCACAAAAGAAACTGCCAGCAGATGATTGAGAATTGTATAAAACAGAACCTGCAACACGTATAGATACATTTGTCTGATTTATGCTAAGCGGTGCGTCTATTACTTCAAATCCTTTAAGAATCATTGGCGATGATCCAACAAAAGATTTTATTAAATTCTTAAAATCTGATGATACATACGACTCGATTGCTAAAACATCTGGCAAATCAAGACGTTGTTGAGAACCAACCAGCAATCGAGATAATACAGCCATATTCAAACTCCATTAAGCACTTTATTATATTTTGTGCTGTTAACTTTAATAATTATACATTGTAAACTATCAATCTAATAAATTAGAAGTTTCTCCATATAGATCGTATTCCGAATAGACAACATTTGGATATTTTATTATGTATCTAAGATATACTCCCACGCTTTTTACAGACGATATTAAGCTTTTTAAAACCTCTCTGGCCGCACTAGGATCAGATACATAAAAACCGTATTCCTTTCCAAGGCCATCTAATACATGTGCACCTTTTCTTCTTATTGCGACAATTTCAGATCCTGGCAGGTGATTATATTGAAAAACATATGCAGGATCCATTACAATGGTAGAGTTAGAGGCTTTGTAAAGATACCTAACAGGTCCTTCTTGTGTTTTTAGTCCATAATCAAAAATTAAAAAACCCTGATCTTGAGGTATGTTGTTTGATGGATCAATAGATAAGTTTAATACTATATTTCCAGATTTTATATCTGTAATAGTCTTACCGGTATAAGAAGAAAGCACAAAAGGTGCCCCAGTGTCCCATAGCATTGGGCCTATTATTTTAGTATTAATAATTGCTGAATTTAAATAAATACGACTTCCATTATTAGATAAGCCTATTTTTTCTATTCTTACTTTTCCATCATTTAAAACTGAAGGAGAACCTAGGGATTTGTATTTAAATGAATTAGAATTAACAACAGAGTCAACTAACCATGTTCCATTAAAATTATTTGCATTTGTTGTTTCTGTTACAGAATATATTCTAATGGCTGTTCCAGCTGATAAATTATGATTAGTTGTTGTTGTAACTGTTACTATATTATTAGAATCTCTTTGTAAACTAGAAATATCTAATTCAAAAATGTCTGCAGAAAATGGCAAATTTGGAGATATACCACTTAATACATTTCCATTTTTATTAGTATAATTAAAAATTAATTCAGTGCAATCATATCTTCCTTCTATTTTTTTAGATATAATATCATCTTCTATTGATGTTAAAATATGTGTTTTTATTTCTTGCGTTGGTTCGATTACTATTTTGCCAGAATTAGGCCAATCAGATGCATCATCCAACTCTAAAGATGTGTCTGAGATTCTATTAATCATTGGAGCAACTAGGCCATTTATGTGGGCCGATCCTTTTAGTTTTCTTCTAACAACCGGAGGAGTGGATGGCATTTCTATAACAATCTCACCAGGAGCTGCTTCCCAAACAACTGATCTATTATCTCTAGTATAGACAACACTTTTTCTAGGTGAAATAAATCTTACAAAATATCCTGGAACTAAAGAATGATCAAAAATACCTTCTGTACTAAATAAATTAGTAAATTTAATATAGTTATCACTTAAATTTACTTCTTTTATAATAAAACTTCCACTGTTTTTAAAATTATTTGGAAAATCCAATATCGCAACATCACCAGCTTGTACAAACTCTAAACTAGGAGACGAGCCTTGTACATGTTGCATTTTTATAGTATCACCTATTTTTGAAAATTGCCATTTAGTACTAGAACCAGATCCTGCATTTTCTATAAAACCTGGAAAATTTATAGATATATTTGCTCTTCCGCCCGTGACTTCTACAGATCCCTTTGATCCAATTGTGTTTGTAAATATTCTTATAAATTTCTTTTTTTGTATACGATTATCAAATGCAACTGCAAATGATTTTTTAGCTTGACGATTTATGCAAGCTACAACCTCGTCGACAGTTGCATTAGATATATCTGCAAAATCTTCACTTTTAAAATATATTTCTTCTAAAATTGAATTATCAACAAGATAAGTAAGATCCCATCCGTTTTTTAATAAGAAAGGCTCACTAACTGAAGATTCTGCAAAAGCAGTAGTTGATTCTTTAAAAAAGAAAATATCTAATAATTGATCTAATACTAATTTTACTTGTTTTGGTTGATATGCCAGTATTGGAATGTATTTACGCATAGTTTGATCATCCATTCCAACAACTTTAGGTCTACTAATTTTAACATTAGATGCTAATTTATCTATATATGGACGAGTAGATGTGCTTACAAAAAATTGTTTTCTAACTTCTTGAACAAGATCAGCTATTTCTTGATCAGATTCTCCAATTGCTTCTATTAATGCTTTCCAATTAGGATTCAACTGAACCCTAAAATATGGATTCATCTGATCTGATATTGAATCTTTTGCTTTGCGATTATTCGTCATACAAACCTCAAGACAAGCTTATTAACTCTGGAGATATGAAAGCCTTCTGATCATCATATATAGGTATGGTTTGTTCAGAAGGAACTGGGTTTGTAAAAGTGGCTGAATATACTCCATTTATAGACATGACTCTTGATATTATTTCTGAAAGAACAACATCATCTCCAACTCCCAGTGAGTTTACATAATTAATTACGATAGACTTGATGTCATTAGTAACATCTGTTAAGTTGACACCATCTTTAGTAGTTATATCAAGCGTTATACTTATTTGTCTAATAAGAGGAGGAAGAACCTCTATCGC